CCATAATGCAACACTGGTATGAGTAAAAATATCTTTTCGTGGGAAACCATATTTAACACTGCTGATAACCTTATGATATGTACGTTCTCAGATCGTGTAAAGGTAGTTTCTAATATCAAAACAGGTCTGGTAAAAGTCCTAAAGGATGGTAACATGGTTAACTCGGTGAACGATCCTTCCATAACAGAGTTGGGAAAATTTCTGAAACAGGTTGCTGAGGATGCTAACAAATTGAATGAGTTTTCTACTGGAGAATGATAACACTGGAGTTATATGAGCTTAAAAATCTCTGTAAAGATATGGCTGAGCTTGGAGCGGCTAATTATGCAAAAATGCTTTTCCCGGCAAAAGATCTTATTTCCCAGAGAGAGGCTTATAGATCCTTTGGTGAGGCTCGTGTGAAAAGGTGGGTAACTCAGAAACTCGTAAATAAGTTTAGAGGTGGCACTACGAAGCGTTCAAAGATCTTATACTCCAGGGCTGAATTGTTGGCTATTGATAAATCAGAACAATTAGACAATTACATTAATAAGTTATGAGCAAAGAAGTTTTTATTAAAAAATTGATTCTTAAGAACTTTAAAAAGGTTCAGGATCTTACTGTTACTTTCACTGATAAAGAAACTTTTATATGTGGGAGCAATGGAACTTGTAAAACAACGATAGTAGATGCGTTCTACTGGTTATTATTTGGTAAGGATAGTACCAATAGATCGGATAGTAACTTTAACATTAAGACACTTGGTAAAGACGGAAAGCCAATTTTACGCCTGGTTCATAGTGTAACTGGTGTTTTATCTGTAAATGGAAGAGAGATAGAGCTACAGCGTAATTATGTTGAAAAATGGGGTAGCGGTGTAAATTCTGATACATTACAGAATCATGCTACGGAGTTCTATTTGAATGGTGTAAAGTTGAAAACCAAAAAGGAATACGATGCTGAGGTAGCAAGTATCATTCCTGAGGACGTGTTTAGGATGATTACAAATCCTTTCTTTTTCCCTTCAATGAAAGCAGCCGATCAAAAGGCTATGCTTATGGATATGGCTGGTAATGTTTCAGATGAAGAAGTAGCTGCACTTAAGCCTGAGTTTTTGGAATTGATGAGTAATATCACAGGTAGATCTTTGGAGCAGTTTGGCAAAGAGATCGCTGCGAAAAAATCGGCAATAAAGGATGAGCTGAAAGGTATTCCTTTGCGCATTGATTCTGTACTTGATGCTATGCCTGAGGCTGAGGATTGGGTTGCTCTTGATGCTGAGATAACTTCTAAAAAGAAAAAACTGGCAGATATAGATAGCCAGATAGCTGATAAATCAAAGCAGATAGAAGCTGTTTTTGATAAAAAAATGGAGATCCAGAACAATATCAACGCAAAGAAGCTGAAAAGAACTGAGAGAGAAAATGAGATTAAGCAAAGTATTAACTCTTCCCGTAACGAAATTCAAACAAGAATCTCAAACCTATCCTATCAGGTAAAAAGTAAAGCTGATGAGATTGAACGTAGGAACAATGAGGCTAACTATATGCAATCTGAAATAGAACAGTTGGATAAAGATATGGCTGTTTTAAGAGGAATGTATCATAACATCAATGAAGAACAGTTGAAATATCCTGATGGTGCGTTTGTTTGCCCAACTTGCAAACGACCTTTAGACGTGGAAGATATTCAAGCAAAGCAGGAAGAACTACAGGCTCAATTTAATTTGGAAAAAGCTAATAGACTAAAGGGGATTCAGACAAAAGGAAAACAAATGGCTGCAAAACAGGAAGAGCTTGTAAAAAAGCGTTCCGTTGTTTTAGCTGATGTAGATACTCTGAAACAACAAAAAGCTATTCTGGAGCAACAGGTGAACGAATTAAACGAAAACTTACCAGAGCAACAGAACGCTCAAAATGCTATTTCCTCGGATAAAATCTGGATCACTTTGTGTAATGAGATTGAGGATCTGGAAAACCAGCTTAAGATTGAAGCTAAACCTATCGACACAACAAAACTGAAAGAGGAAAAGGCTACTCTCTCTGATGCCATAGATGAGCTTAACAAGCGACTTGGCAAGCGTTCCACTATTGAAAGATCGGAGAAGGTTATCTCGGAACTGGAAAACAAACGGGATCATAACAACCAGGCTTTATCAGAGCTGGAGCGGATAGAATTTATAGCTCAGGATTTCCAAAAAGCGAAAGATAACAAGTTGATGGAGAAAATTAATGGTATGTTCTCTCTGGTGTCTTTCTCGTTTATTAGTGAAAAGTTGAATGGGAACGAGAATATAACTTGTATGTGTACTGTAGATGGTGTACCATTCCCAGACCTTAACAGTGCCTTGAAAATTAATGCTGGACTGGATATTATCAATGCTATTTGCAACTCAAAAGGTATATCAGCTCCGATATTTATTGATAACAGAGAGAGTGTAAATGAGATTATCCCTACAGTTTCCCAGATTATCAATCTCTCTGTAAGTAAGCATGATTCTTTAATGATTCGAGTATTCAGTGATGGAATGATGGAACAATATCAAAAACTTTAATACACCCTAATTATGACACAACAAGCAACCGGAACAGCCGTAGTATCGGCTGGTGGGCAAATGCCAGCAACAACAAAGAAAATAGACGTACTGAAAAATATGCTCAGTGCACCTTCTGTAGTAGAACAGTTTAAAAATGCTTTGGCTAAAAACTCCAGCACTTTTATCGCTTCTATTATTGACTTGTATAACTCTGATTCAAATCTCCAGCTATGTGAGCCTAAAGCTGTAGTGATGGAGGCTCTGAAAGCGGCAGTTTTGAAACTTCCAATAAACAAGGCTTTAGGATATGCTTATATTATCCCATACAATAACTCAAAGAAGGATCCTAAGACGGGGGGATATGTAAAAGTTATGGAGCCTACTTTTCAGCTTGGATATAAAGGGTATATCCAACTGGCTGAGAGATCCAACCAATACCGTACCATTAATGCGGATGTGGTTTATGAAGGTGAGCTGAGAAAAGTTAATAAGCTGACTGGAGAGATTGCTTTTGATGGCGATAAGACTTCTGATAAAGTAGTAGGCTATTTTTGCTATTTTGAGCTTTTAAATGGTTTCTCTAAGACTTTATACATGACTGTAGAGCAAATGGCTACTCATGCCAAACGCTACTCTAAAGGACTTAAAAAGGAAACTACGGTAGAAAGTTTGATGAGCCTGGCTAATCTTCCTTTTTCAGAGAATAAAACTGTAGGCTGGTTGGGTAATTTTCATGGTATGGCTATTAAAACTGTAATAAGAATTTTACTCAGTAAATACGGTTATTTGTCGGTTGAAATGCAACAAGCGTTTGAACATGATTCAGAGGATGCAGAAGAAATGACAGAAACAACAGCCGTTGAGGTAAAACAGTTTGATATTTCCGATGTAAATTATGAGGAAGTGGCTCACACGGATAATACTGCAAGTGCCGGCACTCAAAAGGCTGATCCAGGATTTTAATGTATGAGTGGTATGGAACTAAAAGTGTTAGGTAGCTCATCAAGCGGTAACTGCTACATTCTGGATAATGGTGGTGAAGCTCTGATTATTGAGGCTGGGATCCGATTTATGGAAGTTAAAAAGGCTCTGGATTTCAATATCAGTAAGGTTGTGGGCTGCCTAATTACTCACTGGCATAATGATCATGCCAAATATATCAAATCTATGGTAGATTGTGGTTTTCATGTATTGGCACTTCCTGAGGTACTGGAAAATAAAAGTATTGGTGGATCCAGAGTAAAGGCTATCCAGGTTGGTAAGGGCTATGTTCTTGGAGGTTTCAAGGTTATTCCTTTTCCAGCGTACCATGATGTACCATGTGTGGGATTCCTGATAAATCATACAGTTTGTGGTAATATCATGTTCTTAACAGATAGTTGCCAATGTGGATATAGTTTCCCAGATCTCAATCATGTATTAATTGAATGTAACTACTCTGATTCAAAACTGATAGATAGTATTAACGCTGGTCGTGTGCTTCCTTCTCAGAGGAACAGATTGTTGGGTTCACACATGGAGCTGGAGAGCTGTAAACAGACACTAAGAGATAATGATCTCTCCAATGTGATGAATATTGTGCTTTTGCATCTATCCTCAAATAATAGTGATGAGCCATTTTTTGTGTCTGAGATACAAAAGCTAACAGGAAAGGTAGTATATGCTGCTAAACCAGGTTTAAACATACCCTTAAACAGAATTTAGTATGATACAAGGATTTTCAGAACAAACCAAGTCGCTCACCCCATACGAGAGCAATGTAATACTTCCTTTGGTATTACAGGGATTTCATTCAAAAGTTGGAAAGGAGAAAGCTATTACAAACCAACAGATTTGCTCTTCTCTGAAACGGCAGGGGTATAAAATAGATAACGCCAGGTTGCGTAAGATCATAAACCATATTCGGATAAACGGAATGGTTATCGGTTTGATTGCTACCAGCGAAGGGTATTACATTGCGGAAACTCGTAAAGAGCTGGAAGTTTATCTGAAAAGCCTGGAAGGTAGAGAGGGAGCGATACACGCTGTTAGAATAAGCTTAGAAAAACAACTGCAAATGTATGAGCAATAAGATTCAGATAGAGAAGAGAAATGGACTTTTTAACCTTAGACCGTTGTACGAGCTGTTTTCTCAGTCTGTAGATGGTATTTATCAGGTGATAGTGAAAAAGGTTAGAAAGCCACGCTCCTTAGATCAAAACGGGTGGTTATGGGGGTGTATCTATCCGATGTTGTTAGATGCCCTTCTAAACGAAGGATGGGAGTTTACCAGTGTAGAGCAAGTTCATGAGTTTTTTAAAGCTCAAATGACTGCTGATAAAGTGATAAACAAACATACAGGGGAGATCATAACATTCCCAGGCTCCACCGCTACTATGGATACCGTTACTTTCTCTACTTATTGTGAAAAACTTAGAGAGTACGCTTCTGAATACTTGAAAGTAGAAATACCCGATCCTGATCCAAACTGGAGGATAGCCGATGAAAAAGATACCTAACTACATGGTAAATGAGCTGATTCGGCTTATACCAGTATTAATAGAAAATATTCCACCTGGTAAAAGTACAAGAGTGGATAATGCGATACGATTAACGAACAAAATTGTCAAACGATTAAAATCTTTAAAAGATGAAAGTAATTGAAATTACTGAGATTGAAGTAAAGGCAGCTTTAGACGTTGCTAAAAGTGAAGAAGTGAAAAACGTGTTGGTAGCCTTGTTCTGCAAAGGTGAAAAGAAACCAACCCCTACCCTTGATGATTACACGACAATCCGAAGTTATGAGGATGCTTGTGTGGCTTTAAGCTGTGATCCTATTGATGAAGGATCTTTACGCTCTGCTGGAGTACGAAAGGGAATTATTGCTTTAATTAAGTTGGAAACAATCAGTCGTGCGCTTTGGGGAAGAAATTACGAGCCTAAACCTGATGCAAAGGGTAGTAGCCGTTTCTATTTCCCCTGGTTTGCTCTATGGACTGAGAATGAGATTCGTTCAACCAGTGGTCTTGTGCATATTCCTGTAATAGATGCTTTGGGAAATCGTGCGGGCTTCGGTTATGCGAATACGGATAACGCCCCCTCGTATGCGTATGCGAGTGTCGGCTCTCGGCTTTGGCAAGAATCAAGCGAAAAAGCGAAGTATTTTGGGAAGCAATTCATTGAATTGTGGTTTGATTACCTGATGTGTAATGTGAAAAAGCTCTGATCCATGAAAGACATAATGTTAGCAGATACACCTGTAGAACAAAGAGCAGAGATCTTAAAAAACAGTTGTGATCAAATTCTGGAAAAGAGTTATCTCGCAAAGTTCGATCAGGAAGAAATAAATGAGCTTCGGGCTGAATTGGCTACTGTTCATATTCAGATGGAAGAATTGGAAGAAGAGTTAGCCGGGATCAAGTCAGATTTTAAAGGTAAAATCAAACCATTACAGGAACGTATTGGCAAGATTCTGAGTGATCTGAAAGTAGGTGGTGAGTATGTGAAAGGGGAATGTTATAAGTTCATAGATCCAGATGAAGGTATGGTAGGTTTTTACACTCCAGATGGTTATTTGTTGGAGGAAAGACCGATTAAGTCAGAAGAAAGGCAAAGAACTATTCACATGGCGGTACGCTTGACAGGTACAGATAACTAATTTATTAATCATTCAAATTTACATTAAAATGGAAAATCAAGAAAAAGGATTGACTATCAACATTGAACATTACACAGGTGAAAAACCTATTGAAATTGTGTACAGAAAAGGAGAAGCTGCACAAGCTCAACAACCACTTGCTACAAAAGCACCTGAAAGCATTAGCAAGTCTGGTGTGATCTCTACTCCGTTTGATTGGCTGGAAAAACGTATAGACACGATTAACCAGAAGAAAGCAAACATAGAGGTGAATCGTGAGAAAATGACTATTGTACTCACCATTAATGAAGATGATTATTACACCAAAGATACCATTACTGGTAAAGTACAATTGTCAGAAGTGTTCGCCAAGTTTGGCATTAACAACGATGAAAAAGCATGGATTCCTTCAAAATTAGGTCAGTTCTTGCGCTTGAATCGTGGTGTGTTTGAGGATAAGGAAAAATGTATGGTTATGGTTTCCAATCTCAAAAACTTCTCAGCTAAAGCTAATGCGGAGATCCAGAAGCAGAAAGATCCGTCTGGCTCAATGGCTGAGGTGTACAGGTGCCAGGTTGAAAGCAATTTGCCGAAAAGTTTCTCTGTGTGCCTTCCTATTTTCAAAGGAACTGCAAAGCAGCGTATTGAAATAGAGTTCGACCACTACCTGAGTGATGGGGATGTGTTTCTACAGTTAGTTTCCCCTGGAGCTAATGAATTGGTTGAATCCTATCGTGATAGCTGTATTGATTCTGTGTTGGATAGAATCAAAGCTATTGCTCCTGATATTGCGATTTTGGAAGTATAATCATTAATGAAGGATTGGGCTGGGAGTGTTCCAGCCTTCCTTCAAAATTCTATGTATGGCAAAAAAACAAGAAATACCGATGCCCTTTTATACTGGTGACTGGATTAGATGCCCAGAGCTTAGGGTATTGCCTCCAGATGTGAGAGGCTTGTGGATGGATATGTTATGCTATATGTGGGAAAGTGTAGAGCGTGGTGTAATGGTAATGCCCAACGGACAACCTTGTACTAAAGATGATGTGATACGGATAATCGGAACAGATAGCTCTGGATCTACTGGCTGGTTAGATGTACTGATTGAAAACAAAGTATGTGAGGTTAGAGAAGATGGAGCCATTTACAGTAGGCGCATGGTTAAAGACAACCTAATTAGTGAGAAACGCAGGCTGGCAGGTAAAAAGGGTGGAGAATCTACTAAAGCTAAGATTTTTATTCCCCAAATGGAAATTATACCACCTAAACCACCACAACAGCAGCCTGAGGTAACAGATCCACCACCACTTTCACCTGAGCAACAGAAGAAGGTGGAGAAGGCTAAAAAGTATAAATATGCTGAGTATGTAACCCTAACCAGGGATGAGTACACGAAACTTTGTGTTGAATATACAGAGGATGCCGCAAAGGAAATGATTGATATTCTGAATAATTACAAAGGTTCAAAAGGTAAAAAATATAAATCAGACTACCTTACTATTCGTGGCTGGGTAAAAGATAAGTATTACGATAACTTACAGAAAAATGGATATAGACTTAAAATGCAAACTCCAGAAGATTCTGGACAAACAGAAGGAACTGGATATAGGAACACGCTTTAGAATTACCAATTTTTCTAAAGCGGATATTTCGGAAATGCTGTTCATGTGTTACAAACATGAAGTAGAAAAAAGACGTATTCCCTTTCAAGATGATAAAGATACCAGGGATAAGATTGAAAAGGCTGCAAAATGGCTCACAGGAGAATATAAAGTAGGTTTGCTTTTATACGGTTCTATAGGATCTGGCAAATCAACATTGGGTAGAGCCATATCGAAACTAATCGGAATTTTGTTTTGTAGCTCAATCAGTAGCGAAAGAAAAGTGGTGTATCGTGTTTCCGCTTTAGAGCTTGCAAAAAATGTAGCTGATGATCCAGCTTACTTTAATAAGCTGAAAAATCAGGAACTACTTTTCATTGATGATATAGGAACGGAGCCAGCCAGTGTAAAAAGTTGGGGTAATGAGTTTTCACCTGTAACAGAATTGTTGTATGCCAGATATGACAGGCAGCTTTTCACTATTGCAACCTCTAATTTGAAGGATGCTGATTTTGGGGAGCGTTATGGTTCTCGCATTAGTGACAGGTTGGAAGAAATGTTTGAACGTGTATTTTACCAAAATAAAAGCTATAGAAAATGAGTGAAATAAAATGGAATGAACTTCGGGATAAAGCCCATGCAAACGCTGTAGAACATGGATTTTGGGAAAACAAACCCAGTGATGAGCATTTTCTTTGCCTGGTTATATCTGAACTGATGGAAGCTGTAGAAGCGGATAGAAAAGGAAAGTATTTCAAGGGTAAAATGGCATTTGAGATAGAATTTAATCATTATTCTGCTTTAGTGGAAGAAAGAAGGCGTTTTGAATGTGCGTTTGAAAAGTGCATCAAAGATACGGTTTCCGATGAATTAGCCGATGCTGCTATACGCTTGTTGGATCTTGCTGGAGCAAATAATCTGAACTTAAATAGATTCTGTTTACAGCACGTGGTTACTCCTAAGAAAAGTTTTACTGAGAATATATATGCTATCGTGAAAGATATGGTGAATTATAAATATTCCCAGGAAGAACAGATAAATTATGCTCTCCACCAGATACGAAGGTTATCTGAGATTCTTAAAATAGATCTTAGCTGGCATATTCAGCAAAAGATGTGTTACAACGAAAGCAGAGAAAAGAAACACGGAAAGAAATATTAAAATTTACCAAGTAAACAGTTTTATTATGCAACATAGAATTTTCAGATCAGGTGATACGAATGTTAGCAAATTCGTATTTGAAAAAAGAGATATAGCTGTAGAGGCTGTTTTGTATCGTTATAATTCTTACCAAGAAAGAACGGTTATTTGCTGCTCTACTCAGTGTGGGTGCCCTGTTGGATGCGCTTTTTGTGGTACAGGCAAATTTTTTGTAAGAGATCTAACAAGTGAAGAGATTGTAGAACAAGTTAAAACGGTTCTATCCTATATTGATTGTGATACAAAGGATATTCAAAAGTTTCAGATAATGTTTATGAGTATGGGTGAGCCTTTTTTGAACTATGCGGAATTGCAAGTAGCCATACAGGTACTTCATAACATTTATCCTAATGCTCAATTACTGGTTAGCACGTCTGCACCTAAGAATATGTTTTTATTTTTTAATCAATTTATAGAATTGAGCAAAAGAATTGACAAGGTAGGTATTCAATTCTCTGAACACGAAAGTAACGACCTGGATAGGAAACGATTGATACATACTGCAACTACATCTTTAATGTCTATCGGTGTTTTGGGTGAGCAATGGGCAGTAGCCTCTGGGAGAAAGCCTTTTTTCAATTATTGTGTTCACGAAAATAATTCAAGTGACAAGAATGTAGCTGAACTTTTGGAGCATTTTAATCCTGATGTATGGGAATGTACTCTATCCGTTATTTGTGAGAAGGATAATACTATGCAAAATGCCATTACCAATAAATTGGATCTCATTAAACGATTTTCCTATAAGATGTTGGATGCTGGTTACTCTATACGTGTGTTTAATCCTGCTGGGCAAGATGATATAGGAGGAGGATGCGGGCAATTATGGTACTTTCAGGAATGGCTTAAAAACAAAAAGTAATAGGCACTATGGAAAAGAAAAAAGTGATACTTACCCTCTGTAGGATTTTTCCCGTAACTCATCGCAAAGCTGGTGAGCTTACAAGATTTGAGGGTAAACTGAAAGATGGTAAAAAGATCCATACTATCCGATACAATGCAAAAAACGTATGGGATGAGCGATATAAGGGCATTTCTACAGGTAAAAAATATCTCTCTGTTAGGGAATGGACGGGCAGACCGTATAATTCAGAACAAAGGGAGTTATCCAGGTTTGATGAGATCGGACTGCAACACGTTACTATGACTTATGGGGCTAATGATGCCTATCCTCAGGTTTGGGTAGATGGCAAACAGGTTCCGATCCAGGAGGTTGCTAAGAATGATGGTCTGAGTGTAGAGGACTTTGTAGAGTGGTTCTTTGGTAATAGCAAAGAGAACGTGTTTGAAGGTGTGGTGATTCACTTTACGGATTTTCGGTATGAGTGATGAAGAGTTAATAAAAAAGTTGGGTGATGAGCTTTGTGAGTATTGCCCCTGGAAAAATGGGGAGATCTCCCACCGATGTGATTCACTGTGTGAGGGGAGTTATTGCGATCAGGCATTGAGTAGCTTCTTGGATGAGAATGAGAATTATTTCGATGAAACAGATAATCAAGAAATGAGATGAAAGTTGAGTTTTACTATGACAGCGATTTAATAAAAACAGTAGAAACAACCTGTATTCCATGTATCGGTGAGGCGGTTTACATGGAGCCAGATTTATATGAGGTGGAAGATGTATGTTATACATACGATAAAAATTTAGTTCAAATTTCATTAACAGATAGATAAAATAGATATGGAAACTAATGCAACAAAAAGAACTGATATTTTCCAGATAGATCCACGTAATATAGTGGTTATGGAAAATTTTAACGCTCGTAGAGATTTTGATCTGGAAGAACTGAAAGAACAGATTAAAGCTAAGGGGGTATTGAATCCGATTACGGTTATTCCTTTCAAAGATAACAACGGTATTGAACATTATAAGCTGGTGGATGGTGAAAGACGTTATAGAGCTACCATGCTTGCAATAGAGGAAGGTGCAACTATTCCTTACGTTAAAGCCATGAAACTTCCCAAAGACACCAGTCCAGAAGATTTGCTTATTGAACAGATGATGAGAAACGAAGGTAAGCGATTCTCTGAGTATGAATGTGGTATTATGTTCAAGCGGTTTAAGGAAGAGTTTGGATATAACCAGGGTGAAATAGCTGATAAGTTTAAAAAATCACCAGCTTTTGTAAGTAAATGCCTCTCCTTGCTGGAACTTCCGATAGAAATTCAGGAACGTATTATAAACAAGCAAATTTCAGCTTCTGCTGCTAAAGATATTGTAGCCAATTACGATACAGAAGAGGAACAGGTAAATGCCACAAGAAAAGCCGTAGAATTAGCCGAAAAGCAAGGGAAAAAGACTGTTACCAATAAAGAGATCAATGCCGCACAAAAAGAGGCTAAGGAAGCAAAAGAAATAGCTGATACGCTCCGTAAGATTTGGGCATATATGGACGGTGAGGATATGGTAAACCTTACCGAACTTGCAAAACTGCTGGATAAAACAGGGAATTTAAGAATCGCAATGAAACAATATAAAAAGTTAGTAAAATGAAAGTATTATTCTTTGACCTGGAAACTACAGGTACATTAGTGAACAGACATGGCATCCACCAGATTAGCGGTGCAATAGTAGTAGATGGAGAAGTAAAAGAGGAATTTGATTTTAAGGTTCAGCCTAACCCGAAAGCAGAGATTACCCAGGAAGCCCTGGAGGTTGCTGGAGTTACTAAAGAACAGATCCTTTCCTATCCACCGATGGGTACTATTTTCCCTCAGTTTATAGCAATGCTGGATAAGTACGTGGATCGTTTCAACAAGAAAGATAAGTTTTTTCTGGCAGGATATAACAACGCTCCTTTTGATAATCAATTTTTGCGTGCATGGTTCCTTCAAAATGGAGATAAGTATTTTGGTTCCTGGTTCTGGAGTAACAGTATAGATGTTATGGTGCTGGCTACTCCATATTTGGCTGCAAAGCGTACCGAAATGGAGAACTTCAAACAGGGAACGGTTGCTAAAGCTCTGGGGATCCAGGTAGATGATAGTAAATTACATGATGCTTTGTATGATATTCAAATATGCAAAGCTATTTATGATATTGTTTCACCTTGTAAAATTTGAGTTATGCAAGAAGTAAAAAATGAAATGTTAAAAGAAACGCCTAAGGCTGGCATGGATAATAAGGCTGAGCGGTTTGTTGAGAAAGGTGTATTCCTGCCCAGTAAAGAGAAAAGAAAGGGTGTGTATTTCCCTGAATATTGGAGGAAAAAGAAGCTCAATCGTTCTTTTGTAGATGAGTTGGAAAAAAGTGCAAATAGTGAGCCTTTTATGAAAGATAGGTTCGGTGAGTATCGGTTAGGTACATTCCTTCATGGTTGTGCTGTTGTGAAAGTGGAGATAACGGATGATCTTCTTAATATCGCTATTCATAGTGAGCATCCAGTAGGTTTTCCGATGGTAAAGGAGATTCGTTATAAGTTTGCTCCAGATTCTTATCTGATGACTATGTTAATGCCTTCCAGGGAACAAAAGATCAGTGATAATACCGTAGTCTTGTATCAAATACCAGGATCTTTCGATGATAATATAGAGCCAACCTTAAAAGAACACGAATAGTATGGAGCTAAACGATGTAGTAGAAGTAACTCTCACGAAGAAGGGGGCTGATATTATCAATAAGATAAATCGTAATACATTGGCTTATTTCCCGTCTTTAAAGATCCGTACAGACTATAAGGATGGGGATCGGTACAGAGAGCAGCTATATGAGATATTTTATAAGTTGGGTGTACATTGTTGCCCTGGCTCTGATTTATTATTCACTAACTTAATAAGTGTAGAATGATCTATGTAGGTGTAGATACTGGTGTTAATACAGGTTTCTCAGAATGGGATTCCAAGAAACGATGTTTGCTTAGCGTGTGTTCTTTGCCGATACATAAGGCAATGGATCGGGTGAAAGAACTGCACGAGCTTCATGGTGAGAATCTGGTAGTAAGGGTGGAGGATCCCAGGCAAAGAAAATGGTTTGGCACTGAGCGTATGACACGTGAAGAAGAACGAAAGAAGCTCCAGGGGGTAGGATCCGTTAAAAGGGATGCTACAATATGGGAAGGTTTTTTAAAAGATCTTGGGGTAAAGTTTGAAATGGTCGCTCCCAAAATGAATGTTACCAAACTTACACAAGAAACTTTTAGAGTATATACAGGATGGACTTCTAAAACAAATGAACATGGTAGGGATGCCGCTATGTTGATTTATGGCTATTAATCAATTTTTTAGGTATAAAATCGGTGTATATATACGCCGATTTTGTATCTTTGCAACAACAGATAAATAATAATCTTATGACAACAACCATTTTAATAACAGCGAGTATTTTAATAGGCTTTTGGCTTATCATGCACTACGCTAATCTGTTTTTACCGAAGGATCCAGTAAAGCCAGGTAAGAAGGCTCATATATACATGGATGGAAGGTACAATAGGACAGCGACAATCAGCCGTATAGATGGTAATTGTATTTACTTGTATGGCAAGTTTCCTGTTCCATTGCATTACAGGGGTAAATTTTATTCGGTTGGGAAAATGAGTGATGGGCATACACTCATGTATCTTGGTAAGAAGAAACTGTATATTCTCATGCGTTTTGTAGAGCTTTTCCGTAGAATCGCTCGTACACCTGAGTATCTGGATAACACGCCAGAGGATCAAGGAAATTCGGAGGTTATGGAAGATCCTAAAGAGGAGGTAGAAGATGGAATGTAGCGAAATAGTTTACCGTAAAATTTCCGATCTGACGGTTTTAGAGAATAATCCCAGAAAAATCACAAAGAAGGATCTGGGTAGATTGGTAGATTCCATTCGTATCAATGGCTTTTGGAAACATAGACCTATAGCTTTATCGGAACGTGATGGTAAGTTGATCGTATTGGCAGGACACCAAAGAATAAAGGCTGCAAAAAAGTTGAAGATGTCTGAGGTTCCTACAATTCTGTACCATGATCTGACCGAAGAACAAGAAGCCGATATAGTTCTCAGGGATAATATCAATAATGGGGAGTGGGATTTTGCCATTCTCCAGCTTGATGATTGGAAGGAGAAAGCGGATTTTGATTTTATAGGTTTGGAAATGCCAGTAGAGAAGCATGAGGATGAGCCAGAAGATAAACCAGGTGAAGAGGAGGAAAGCGAAGAAGTTTCAGATGATGATTTGATAGATGAGGACAAAATGGAATTTTACAATTCCATGCTTAATGATTGCCTTTACGAAAGTAACAACCAGTTTGATATTCCGAATCTTCTGTTAGAGCAACAAGCTGGAAAACTTCTTTTACCGTTTGCACCCTGGGGAGCTGATAGCCGATTGAGGAAAGATGTGGCAACTTATCATTTCTACGTGGATGATTACCGTTTTGAGGCAATTTTCAAAGATCCTATTAAGGTGCTTACCAGTGGAGTAAAAGCCCTGGTAGAGCCAAACCTTTCCGTATATGATACTACGCCAATAGCATACGGATTACAGCAGATCTATAAGAAACGCTGGATAAGTCGATATTTTCAGGAATGTGGTATCAAAGTTTATGCGGATCTGAATGTTTCTGTCAAATTCAAGGAGTATAATAAAATGGGATTGCCAAAGGGCTATAATGCGTTTTTCACTCGTGGTTATGCTGGGCGTCTGGAGTATTTGAAAGGAGAGTTGGAAGTAGCCAGGGAGGTATCAGGTTTACAAACTCCGAATTTGCTTGTTTACGGTGGAGGTGATGAGATTAGAAATTTCTGTATAGAAAATAGCCTGGTTTACGTCCAGGACTTTATTAACGATAAAAGTTCTAAGAAAGATGGCAAAAACAAGCGGAAGTAACGGGGGGTTGCCTAATGGTGATTCTAATTACAAAGGGAACATAGGGAAATTGGAGTCGTTGGCTACAATCAAAAACCCTAAAGTGTATAAATCGGTAAAAGAAAGTATCTCACGCTTTCATTCCGTATTGGGAGTAAGGCAGAAGGATATTAAACTCGGACAACTTGAATCTGGTGTTGGTGGTGTTCACATTAGCCAGGGTGGCGTGTCTAAACAGGTAGTTCTGAGTAGGTCTATTTTCAATGGTAAGAATACCACTACTCAAAGTGTGGCTGGTTGGGCTGAAAAAGGGTACAAAAGCGGACACTTGACTAAAACAAACAAGCCAGTTGCTCATATTGTTACTCATGAGTTAGCACACGCTACATGGAATAATCACCTTACCAATCCGAATGCAAAGGCTGCAAGCAAAAGCGTGAACAGTCTTTATAAAAAATGGAGTAATGACAAAGCTAAGTCTGGCTATGGAAAGTATGCCAAGACTAATGTAAATGAGTTCTGGGCTGAGGTGTGTACAAAGGCTGTGCATGGAAAAGCTGATAAATACACAAAAGCAGCTAAGAATATTATCAAAAAGTACAAATTATAATCATATCTTTGTAAGAAGATGCTAAAAAACAGAATATTATGGCTAAGATTGAATTAACAGAATTACAGAAAGCTCTTATTCAAAAACAGCTTAATGAGCAGTATGATCCATTTATGGCGAGTGAGGAGGAGCAGGTAGCTTTTAATGATGTGATAGATAAGGCTGAGGCTTTGTCTGACGAACTGGATGCTGTAGATGATTATGTAGATAATTACGATGGCGATATGATAAAGTGGTTCTGGGCTAAGTACCAGGAACAAGAAAAGCAGTAATTAACCAGGTAAAGTTTAATCAGGTGGGGATCCTATCTGATTTTCTTTATTTCAAAAATGGTGTATATATACGCCAAAAACAACGAAAAAACAACGAATGGCACAATTTGAGAAAGGAAATACTATAGGAAACAGATTCTCTTCTGATAACCAACCATCAAAAAATGGTAGGAAGCCTTCGCTGTATAAGCAGCTCAAAAATCTCACTGGTAAGAAGGTGGATTATGAGTTAAGCAAAGAGGATTATTTTAAAACAATCCGTTTCCTCATGGAGAGATCCAAAGGAGAGCTTAATAAGATTATGGCTGATGCTAATAAAGAAGATAGCACTACTCCTATATGGGTGTGCAATATCATTAGTGCTATCTTCTCTGATATTCGCTTTGGTCGTACTTCTACAGTTGAAATGATCTTTGATAGGATCTTTGGTAAATCATGCCAGCCGATTGAAGGTGAAATAAACGCTAATGTATCTGGATCTTTAGAGGTTGATTTATCTAAACTATCTACCGAGGAACTATTAGTGTATCATGAGCTATTAGAAAAGATCAATGGCAAAAAGTAAGGATATACAGATACCTATAACTCTTGCAGTTAAAATAGAACTATTCAAGCGTGGCTGTTTTGACTTCATTACGGTTAAGGATGGTAAGAAACACGAGAAGCAAGAAAAGGCTCTCCAGATTCTTACTGATACCGAACACGTAGAACTGTTGTATGGTGGTGCTGCTGGTGGTGCTAAATCTTGGACTGGAGCGGTCTGGCTTCTTTTCATGTGTCTTTGTTATCCTGGCTCCAAATGGTTTATAGGTCGTGCCGAACTAAAGCGTATCACTCAATCCACTTTAATCACTTTCTACAAAGTATGTAACCAGTACGGAGTAGATGATAGCCTGTATAAGTACAATGGGCAATATAACTACATTGAGTTTTACAATGGATCCCGTATAGACCTGCTGGATCTCCAGTATAAACCTGGTGATCCTCTTTATGAACGTTACGGATCCATTGAATATACTGGAGGCTGGATAGAGGAAGGTGGAGAGGTAAACTTTGGCGCATACGACACTTTGAAAACCCGTATAGGTAGGCATCTAAATTCTGAATTGGGATTAAGACGTAAGCTGTTTATCACGTGTAACCCCAAAAAGAATTGGATGTATGATACATTCTACAAACCAGCTATTAGGGGTGTTCTTGCTGATTATATGTATTACTTGGCTTGTTTGGTACAAGAAAACCCGTTTATAGATCCAGACTATATAGAAGGGCTAAGGACTACCAAAGATAAGGTAAAAAAAGAACGCTTGCTTAAAGGAAACTGGGAGTATGATGATAACCCGAATGCCCTTTGCTCTCATGATGCTATTGTTGCCATTTTCAATAACCTTCTGGCGGTTACTACTGGATCCTACTATTTAACAGCCGATATAGCCCGATTCGGTTCCGATTATGCCCGTATCTGTGTTTGGGATGGGTATAAGGTTATAGATCTTAGATGCTATCCTGTTAGTAAAACCACCGATATACAAAACTGTATAAGGCATTTTCAGAAAAAGTACAGGATCCCTAAATGGAAGTGTATAGCGGATGAGGATGGTGTAGGTGGGGGAGTTGTGGATAATTGCGATATTCAAGGATTTGTGAATAATAGTAGTGCTCTGAATAACGAGAACTACTATAACCTACAAACTCAGTGCGGTTATAAATTGGCTGAGCATATTAACGCTTCGGAGGTTGGAATAGATGAGGATCTGGTAAGCGAAGCTGATAGAGAACAAATAATTCTGGAACTGGAACAGTTGCAAACATGGAAGGCAGACAGTGAAGGCAAATTGAAACTAAAACCGAAAGAAGAAATAAAACTGGATATTAAATGTTCACCAGACTGGAGAGATGTTTTCTTGATGCGTTGCTGGTTTGATTATAACGAGTTTGATATTCCAGATGATATAGAGGAACGATTAGGAATTAACTATTAATTGATTGTATTATGGGATTGCTAAATGTTATAGATGCAGTGAGAAATGAAGTGAAAGCTGCTGTAGGCTATCAGCAAAGTTTTGCCAGCCTATTAAGTTCAAAAGATATAGCCAGAGCATTAAGTATGATGCAAGACAGATCAAGTTCTGCTCAGGAAGCATTACTGGAGTATAAGATAGAACACCATGAGGTAATGAAACGACAGGATAAAGCGGTGTTGGATAAAAAGGGCAATTTCCTCAGATGGCAAAAACGCTGGAAAATACCAATTCCTTATCAGCCGTTTATCAATGAGATTGCGCTGGTATTCTTGTATGGCAGACCTGTAAAATGGTTACAGCGTAGCAAAAATACGGATTATGCTTTTGAACGGTATAACCAACTATTAGAAGATCTCCGCTTTAATGCTCATGTGAGAGAGGCTAAACGTGTCGCTGGTGCTGAGCGTACTTCTGCTATGCTTTACCACGTTTATAGAAACAAGGAAGGAAAGCCAGCCGTTAAACTTAATGTACTTTCAAAACAGAATGGTGATGATATTTTTCTAATAAAGGATCAGTATAAGCGATTAACAGCTTTTGCCTGGGGGTATTATCTTACTGAATCTGGTAATAAAAGCGTTTATCACGTTGATATATATCGGGATGATACAGTGTACTATTGCAAACGCTTGAACATGGGCTGGGAGGTGAAGGCTGTTCCTAATTTAGTAGGTAAAATCCCTGCTATCATTTTTGAGCAAGAACTTGAACACGAAGGGGTACAGCCGATGATTCATCGTGTAGAGAGTTTGGAATCTACGGACGCAGATGTAAATGATAGGTTCGCTAATCCTGCTATGGTTGCTACTGCTGATGTTATCAACAGTTTACCGAAAGCTGAGGAGGAAGCGAAACTGTTTATACTAAAGAATGGGGGTAGAATAGAGTATCTGACATGGGATCAAGCTTCTGAAAGTAAGAAAAACGAGTATGAGCGTTTAGATAATCATATTCTTTCAAAGTCTTTCACTCCTAACATTGATTTTGACAATATGAAAAGCCTGGGCAACTTATCCGCTAAAGCGATTAGAAAGCTGATGCTTCTTGCTGTAATTAAAGCAGATAAAAGGAAAGAAACCCATGATGGCTACATGAATAGAACAGGGAACCTTTTACGTGCTATTCTGGGCAATGTTTTGGATTACCAACATAAAGCTGAATATGAGGCTTTGAAATTGGGGCATGAGTTCCAGGAACCTTTTGGTGAAGATGTGAGCGAAACGCTTGCTGATCTTTCCAAACAGTACAATGATGGAGCATTGAGCCGACAAACTTACGTGGAAATGAGCTATCTTATCAAAGATGCTAAGGCTGAAATGGAACGTCTGAAGAAAGAAGAGCTGGAAGCAATAGCCAGACAGAAGGAAATGGAGAAAACTGATATTTTCGGGGAGGCTGAGTAATGGCAAAGAGAATACAGCAGAAAGAAACGAAGTACCACTGTAGGGACTGCAAACATTCTTATGATTACCACGAAAACAACTGGAAAGGTGAGCCTTTCTTGTGTCGGTGTCCGTTTTGTAAATTCTCTAAGTTTCTGGATAAAGACTATTGTAATAATTTTGAATTAAAGCAACAGGATGGGAAATAGTAAACAGAAAGAACTTTTCAAACGTACAGAGGGATATGCTGCTAATGTACGTGAGATCTATAGAGTTTATATGAATCGGCTTATTAACCTGGTAAAAGGTGTAGAGCTGGAAGATGGTAAACCATTCTCTTTCTCTGAATATGGCTACGGTGATGAGGCTACAGCCATATTTAGAGAAATGTATAGTAGCTTGTACCAGGAGATAAGAAAGGACATAGAAAATGAGTGGATCCTTTCAAATAATAATAATGATGAGCTGGTAAAAAGCATATTCGGAAAAAACTCTATTAGAAGCAATCTGTTTGCCCGATTCTTTAAGAGGAATAAGGAGGCTATGGATGCTTTCTTTGCCAGAAAAACAGGTAAGGAAGGGCTTAGCCTCTCACAAAAGGTATGGAGGTACACAGGGCAATTTAGAGAAGAATTAGAAAACTGTTTAGACCTGGCAATAGGTGAAGGTACTGGAGCCAACAAACTTGCTTCCAAAATTCAAATGTACCTACAGGATCCCGATAGATTCTATAGACGTTTTAGGGTAAAAGTTGGAGAGGATGAGAACGGAAATACGGTATATGGAAGGCAGTGGAAACGTAGAGTATATGACAAAGAGAGTAAAGGGTATAAATGGATAGATGATGATCCTAAAAAGTTTCATCCTGGTAAGGGGGTATATAGATCCTCATACCGTAATGCTCAACGTCTGGCACGTACTGAAACAAACATAGCCTACAGAGTAGCTGATTTTGAACGGTGGGAACGGTTGGATTTTATTATAGGTTATGAAATAAAGGTTTCAAAAAATCATCCTCATTATGATATTTGCGATGAGCTGGCTGGTAAATACCCCAAAAGTTTTAAATGGACTGGCTGGCATCCTAATTGTCGTTGTTACATGATCCCTATTTTGGCTGGAGGTGATGAGATAGAGGAAATGATAGAGAAAATTATGGCTGGTGAGGATAGAGGAATAAGCCAGCAGGAAGAAATTACAGACTTTCCAAATTCTTTCTCCCATTGGTTAAAGGAGAATGAGGATCGAATGAATGAAGCCCAGGTAAGAGGCACACTACCCTATTTTATAAAAGACAACCCAGAAGCAATAAAGAAGATTCTACACCCCTCTAAATAAAGAGCCACTACCAACGCTGGTAATGGCTCTGGGCTATCTTTAGATAGCTATCATCAGCTCTCAACAGATGAAAACATATTATTATCCCCTATCAAATTGCAAATAAAGCGTTTTCCGGCATCCGTCCAAACAGTTGTGAACATATTGCTTATTCTACCGTCTTTTTTGTTGTAACAAAGTGCTTTTGTCGTTATGTAGCCTTTGGTTTGAAACGCTGGAGATAGCAGCCACTGGCTTTGTTGTCTGTAAAGCACTCCTTTTTCAGAAAGTAAACGATTCAATTTGCAAGCACTCATATTTAATAATTTGGCTATTTCAGTAGTAGTATAAGTACGTTCACTGAGTAAAATGTTATCGGCATACTCCACTTTTGAAGCCTGGCTGTTTAGCTTGCTTTCCAGATCTGAAACTTTCTTGCGTTCATCCTTCAAAGACATTAATAACTTAATAGCATTTTCAGGATCGGCTAATATGGAATCAATGGTTTGCGTGGTTGCAGTCATTCCATACCTCATTAGCTCCTTTATCCGATCATTACACCAGATAGCAAACTGAGGACTGAGCCAGCGAGCAAACTCCAAAGCTACATCTTCGTGAAACCATGTGCCTATACCGTTTATAGCTTCTACTAACCTATCCGATTTTCGGATAGCTTTCAATTCAGCTATAAATTCCTTTGTTGTGGGTAACTCTAACCATTTAGCAGGGCGTTTACTAAACGGCTTAGCCATTTGGGTAGCGTTCACCATTGTAGCCTCTCCTATCTGGAATGTGATAGGATTCCCATTGTACTGAAAGATCTGGTTACTCATAGATAGCCCTCCATTCTTCTGTTTTAAGATATTCAACAAAACGCTTTTTCCCTTCCGCAAACATCGCATCAAGAAAAGCCGAAAATTCAGGCTGGGTAAATGTGGAGATTGGTTCCCTTGTTGGGTGAGTAATGGTTGTTTGGCTGTTACTGTTATTCTCAGACAAACTTTGTTTTTTTGTTTTCATTTCATGGACTGTTTAGCGATAGATGCCGCAGGAACACATCTTAAATCTTCGATAGTAGCAAAAAAGAACGGCTACCATTTCCCGTGTCGCTAAACAGTCCATGATCTTACCACTCCGAAGAGCAAAAAGAAAATGTGGGAAAGGCAGCCGCCTAATATTTATGTATGGGCATAAAAAAAGCCCATCATATTTCGTGAGCATTAACCGTACTCAACGGGATGATAAAGTTCATCGGACTGTTTAGCACCGCAAACATAGTACATTAAAATCAAATTACCAAACATTTTATTTCTAAAGTGCTGTTTTATAGTGTATTTGGTGTATATGTACACCTATTTCTTTATTAGCCAACCGATCAAAAATGCAACAAAGAAACAGATGGATCCAATTAGTATCCCAGTGTAGAAGCTCCATGATAATAAGCCAAAAGCTAATCCAAAAAATATCGCTGCTATCGTAGCAAAACAACCTGCTGGAATATCATTTTGTGATTGAAGGGAGTTGTATGGATCTGCATTTTGGATAATCTTTTTCTTTTTCCCTGATAGCCTTTCTCTCATGTATATACCAGTACCAGGAATACCAGCGTTTCCATATACCCCATTTTTACCAACATTTATGCTGGCTCCTTTTATTCCAATAGTAGTACTTATACCGCTTTTACTAAAGTTAATAGTAACTCCAGGTAGTACTTTAATCCGCTTTCTAAATCGAATACCCATGATGTATTAGATTGAAGTTTCTTAATCTTCCCAGTTACGCCAGTTTATGCACCCGTATTTAGTGTAATCAACTGGTATAACTACAGTTAAGGCTTGTGGATTATATCTACTTTCAAGTTCATAGAATTTTGTAGCGTATTTATTCCAAAAATCTCTCCTATATCCTCTGTCATAATAGAATGCAACTACAAAATATTTTCCAACAGGAAGAACCACCTCTTTTGTTTTCTTGGGTGATGTTTGAATGTCAAGTAGGGGAGAAATAATTGAACCATCTTTTAGCAACAGTTTTCCTTCATCTATTAGTTTGGTATAAATAGCATCCTCAGTTAATTGGGTGTATTCATAATAAGAATCAAAGCCAGTATCAAATGATTTACCATCAAAATTAGTAACCTCTCCAGCCTTAAAAAATAAGAATCGTATTATATTTGATTCTTTATCAGCATGAACAGAACTTGATGTTGTTGTATATCCATTTAGCCATAATTCTTGTTCTGATTTATTGGAATAATCATCTTCTTTACCAGAACACCCTGTTATCAAAGCTACCAGGCAAAGCATTAATAATGTTCTCATGATCGTTATATTTACAGGTTAATAATCTGTTTGACTGGCTACCCGTAAACACACAAAAAGAGCGTGGGCTTACTCCGTTAGATCAAGAGGTACGACCAAGCACCCGACAGCCCATAACAAGAGTAATGCCCACGCATAGCGTAGGCATTAGCAGATTGTTTCTTAGGACTGTCTAAAAATTGGTCGTTTTCTTGATCCTTAAAACAATAGCCAATGCTATTTAGTATATTTTCAATTCTACTGCAAATATAATGCTTTCTTTGTTATAAAAATAGTCTGGATCTGTTATTTATCTACTACATAACAAAAAAGGAAGGCTTTTTCAAACCTCCCTTTTACCTCTATTTGTCTGTTTCCGTCTGATAAATCCCATTCGGATAGTACAAAACTTATTCTGGTATTCCACCTTATCCAGATCCACGTTCCAAAGACTTTCTTTCTTAATGCCTATTAGATCCTCTGAAAGATCTTCATAGATAGCGGCTTTTGAGCCAAAATAATAATGCCTTTTACCGTTGAATGGTTCTTTCAACTCTACGTGAATAATTTTCTGTTCTTTCATATAACGCTACATATAGTTTATTTCCTGTTAAATCAAAGTATAGGTTTTGTAGTTGGTGTAGAAATTTGATTTCACGAACGATACGTTCATTCATCATTAGCCCCCAAAAACCAGATCTTTGATTATATAAAATCCAGAAATCTTCTTTTATGAACAAAGTTTGTTCTTGTGTCTGAAAATTACGGTTTGCAACAAATCCACATTTGGTAAGTATATTTTCTGTAATGGGAATAGGTTCAGCATCTTTTAAAAGCAAGTCTATAAAATTATTTCTATTTTCTTTTAACGGATATAATCTTAATACATACCCGTTATCAGAAAATATAATCTCATCAAATCCGAAAAAATTACATTGTAGATAACAGTTTTCAACTGTTCTAACATAGTTTCCTATCCTTAATTCTGATATTTCCATGATTTTATCTATCTTTAATTGGTACACCAAGTAAAATGTATTGGGCACATTCTCCATTCAGATAATCAATAGCTAAAGCGGCAATAGCTCTACCCTGAACTGTTTTAAGTTCCTCCAGTTTAGCCCTGGTTATGTCGGTCTGGTGATCTCTTAGGATCTCAACAGCCTTTAGATAACCTTCCTTTACTGGAGCATTCACAAAGCGGTTTACTCTTATATCCGCTAACCTCTCCTCTATCTTAGAGATAGTTTCTTGTATTTCTTCATTTGTTCTCATATTAATTACAAATATAGTTTGTTTTATTAGGTATAACAAATAATTACTCGTCTTTAACGACTATTACTAATCTACTTCCATCTGGCATACGAAAAGCCTTATTAAATAGCTTTTGGCATCTTCTGGGGGGATTTATGTATGAATGGTGCATTTCATCAAACATTCTACAGTACCCTTTCCCCATGTTGGGTTGTAAATAGGTAGATCCATTACTAAACCAGGGACACGTACCGCAACTGCCTGGCTTATCGTAAAAAGGGGTATCGTTTATTGTTATCATTTTCCTTTCAATTTACTTAGTAAAGTAACGTGCCTTTTTAGTTCTGATCGGAGATACTTGTTATCAGCTCGTAGCTCTTCGATAATGGCATTTCTTTTCTCCAGCTCCTTGTTGTATTGTTCACGTTCAAACTGGGCAAAGGTTAAATCTTCGTTACCAGAGGAGCAGGTGCAATCTTTAATATCATTACTCATAACCACCGACCAACACCCAGGTATTAAAACCTTTCCTACTTCATTATCGTATATGTAGTGACACTTACTCATAAATCACCCTTTCATACGTCCTAAAAAAGACAGTTTTAATACATCGTATTGCTGACCTATTACTGCAAACTCCAACATAGCGTTATCATCCGAAAGGTCATTTATTCTCAAAAGAGGGTAGCTTTCTCCTGTTTGGGTTGCATACCTCTCTTGCGAAATATCATCTGTAATACGCTCATCATTGGAATTTCCAAAGTATGAATCAAGGCTTTTAATGATATGATTATTCAAATAAGCCTCGCTATATACAGAAGCTATTTTATTCTGTTTTCTTAGTGCGTATCTCATATATTATTGCTCATCCTTTTTGCGGCTACCATATTTATGCTCAAAATAGCTATCCAGAGTATTATATACGCAAATGGATATAATAAGAACTATAGTGGTAAGCCAAAACCAATCTACTTCCATGTGTTTCTATCTAAATTATATTTCATTCTTCCTATACTTCAAATAGATTATAGCCCCTGTTTACAAACTGCTTAGGCAGTTTATCACGATCCAGTTTCAGTAGAGTAATGAGGGAATCTTTCAGGTAGAACTTTTGCCCAGTGTCACCCTTTAGCATTTCAAAGAAACACTCAGCATCCCTTCTTTCCTTTGCATTGTATTTCTTACCAGACATAAGCCCGATCTTATAAAGATCACAAGCTCCATGAGAAAGACTAATCATAGAATAAGCAGAAACAAAATCTACTACTGGCTCAATAGATGCAAATGTTTTATATCCTGCCTTGTGGAGATCTGCCATAGCTCGGATCCGTTCTTTTGTAGAGGCTGAATTTCCTTCCAGTTCATCGTGTCCTGTTAGCGTAAATCCTATAGCCAATAATTTCTTCCAGGATGGACGCACCTCTGTGCATAGCTGATCTATCCAACCACCAACACACTTTGTAAGGATCTTAACGGGAACATCGTTTTCCATAGCAAAGTAAATAGCCTTCCAGTGTAGTTTATGGGTTTCCTCCAGCATTGGATCCGTTGTAAAGCTAAAGAATAAACCGTACTGTTGTAGTTGAATGATATTCTGGGTAAGCTCTTCCTGAAATACAGCTAAAGCATCCGTTTCGTTCTTAAAGCACTTTTTTAACAAGGCATTAGATAGGATCCCTTTTCTACAGTAGCAATACTCACACATATTAGAACATCCTACATAGAAATTACAAGCCCAGTAGCTATATTCTCCAGCTTTGCCAGACGGGTTGTATATAGCTTTCCCGTTAAATTGTTTTTTACTCATTTCTTTCTGTTTTAAAATAAATTTAGTTGAACTCCCTGGTGCTTTTGCAGTGTTCTTTTATACACTGGGCACTGATCCCGATAACTACAGGATCCTACTTTCGCTTCATTGAAACGGGTAGCCCACAACTCTGAAAATTGTTCAGGATCCAACTGGTTAGCCTCCCTTTCCTGAGAAAGAAAGCTAACCAGTTTCATGCAGAAAAAGCCATTTTCTTTTCCTCCATTCTCAAATGTATGTATGCTATCTCCTTTCATAGATCAAAGAGTTTAGCAATCATAGGCTTATCTGTAAAGCCAAAACGTGTACCAGAACAGAACTTTCTTTCAATTCCAAAAAAAAGTTTATCACCATGACATATTTTGCCATATAAAGAGATCTGTTTTATCTGTTTATCAGTAATAGGAACCAAAGGCATATTGTACAAGCTTTGCATATATCCATCATACAAAATATGATCTCCATGTATTTTTACCCAGCCATTACGACACAACCAACCATCAGGATTATTATCATATTTATCCGTTCTGGGAATTACCCCAGCGTCTTTTAATGCGCTTGCTATTTGATTGTGAAGCATATTTGCTATTTCTCCATTTAATCCGTAGAAATCACCATTTGGAGCCAACCAACCAGCACTATATCCCTTTGTTATATCTACAGGCTGAATGCCATTCTTAACGATATTCTGAATCTCTCTCTCATTCTGTAGGTATCTATCTAAAACTCCAGCTCTATATTTGTTTTGGGCTATATATTGCTCTACTTCTCTATCGTGGAGCATGAGATCTGTAAGTCGTAAATTTAACCTTCTTACTTCTACGGGTAAACTTGTAAAGCCATCTGGTATTTCTCCAGGATAAGCCTCTGATAACCATTTTATAACTCTCAGCTTTTTAAAACACTCTTCGATAAAATTACGAATACCGATTACAGTACACTTGATATTTCCTATAATATCCTGGTCTGGATCTATCAGATTCTCACTATTTCCACTATAAAAAAAGCGTATTAAACTATCATAGCGTACTGACAAACGAAATTCCCCTTCTGATCTGATTATGGCTTTTCTTAATTCCAATATGGCATTATCCCACTCTTTTGCTACTTCTTTCATTTGTAGGAGCGTTTTTTCTCCCCATTCTTCTATATCAAATGGAGGATATTTATCTTTCATTTCTGGAGAGTACTGAATAGCATTAAGGCTTACTTTGTCTTGATCTGTTATCAGTATAAGATCTCCCTTGATAATATCCAGAGCTATCTTTGTAGGGCATCCAATTAGGCTTTTCTGGATGGCATCTACAGCCTTTTTAGGGTTCAAGTTGTAAATTAGATGTTCTCTGGCTATATTGGTGAGGAGCTTGCCAGCTCCATCACCCAAAGTAAAATGTACTTTATGTGTTACCGTTCCCATCATTGTACCTCCTCATTTTTGCAAAGTATTACATCACCATCTATCCAGTCATGGCAGAAGATAGCATTATGTTTGTGAGCTATCTCTGTTGCAGTCTTGTTCGTTGGGTAGAAATCTTTTCCGTTATCATTGATAACCAGAATTTCCCCATTTCTTAGATTTATAATATCTATGTTACCATCTACATATTTTTGTAGCTCATCCAGTTGAAAATCTGTACCGTTTTTCGGTTGGATCTGTTGCTGTGTACCGTCTGCTTTTATCAGTGTTGCCATATTTCGATGTTATTTCAAAAGTCCTATATCAGTAGATTTTATTAGTTTATCTAAAACACAATCACAACCATAGCTTTTGGGCTAAATCAAAGTTCTTTTGTGCTTCATTTACGGCTTTCTTGGCATAAGTGAGAGTATAAGCGTGTTCACGTGGATATTTGCCAGACTTAACACCCTCATGGTATTCTTTGGCTACTTCTAACTTATGTTCGTAGAAGTCCACACTATCAGGCATAGATAAATTAATTGTGTTTGCACGTTTATCCCAATACTCAGCTTTACTTTCGTGTTCAGTAGCCTTGTCGCTGAATGCAACTGCTTTGCCTGTATTGTTCCAAGCGTCCTCTATTGCTTTCCTGTGCCGTTTTTCGCTGTGGTGCCCAACCTTTATAGGTTCACCAAGTGAAAGGAAATCTTTATCCTTATTAGATTTGTCAAAGTATTCTTTGCTTTTACGTTCTGCCGATTCAGCCCATGCCCTTCTGCGCTCAGCTTTTTGTTTTGCCCATTCTTGAACATTAAAGCCATCAGCACGAACAATAGAGTAATAATAGAATCCATCACGCTCAAACATCAAGTTAAACACTATGCTTTCATTCTTTTTACCGTATTTAGTCGTTACGTTAATTACCTCTCCTTTTTCATGTTTCGCATCACATTTAGCGAGAAATACATTCGGACAAAATTTGTGATATGTATTCATATATCCTATCTGGAATTGCGTAAGGCTTTTGCCCCACTGATTGTTATTTATTGATAACTGTTATAAACTGACATTTAGCCCAAAGCGAAATATCATTGCTGTTTATATATTCTTTGTTTTTTGCTTCAATAGCTTTAGCTTGTTTTTCGCTAATCTCCTTGCCTTGTAAATAATATCTTTTCATACAGTGTTGCATTATGTAGGGGATTGCTCCCCTACTGGTTATATTTATTTCCTCAAAATGTTATCCAACAATTCTTTATCTGCTTCCCAAAGATTATATCCTTTGGCTATTTTTCTTCTGAGATACTCTTTTTCTCCAATCATGGAAATTACCTTTTCTCTCAAATCTGACGCACTCCACTTTTCGGCTTGATCTATCAGGAAGTTTGCAAGGCACTTTCTTTCTTCGTAAAGTCTGCGTACTAATACCGTCTTTTGCTCTATCTCTTTTAAAGCTGTTGGGTTTTCCATCCACAACTTGCAAAAAGCGTCTTTGTCAAGTTCTGTATTCATGTAGCACTCTTCTACTTCTTTGTAACCATCTGCTGATAGTTTTAAGCCTGTTCTTTCTTCAAATTCTTTCTGTGTCATATCTTAATATCTTTAGTTTTATATTCTTTTCGTGTAACTGTTTTAATTACGTTGCAAATATATATGATATTGGTAATATTACCAAGTGAATTAGGTAATATTTTGCAAGAAAGATAATAAATTACCTAAGGTAGTCATTTTTAGGAGTGTTTTTAGGTGGTTTTTACGTGTGGTTATTCTCTTTATAGTTTGTTTGATCCATGTTTTTAGGTAATATTTTACTGCAAAACAATGAAAATATTACCGGGCGAACATTTTTTTCGTGATATTACCAATCATTCTTTTATTTGATATACTTAATACAACAAATAAAACCACGCTAATTCATTGATATTAAGAATTTTTGCCCTAAAAAATAACGGTGTATATATACGCCATTTATCAAAAATATTACCTACTTTTGCCACATAACATTAAAACTTAAGTGAAATGAACAAAACACTCTTGGCTAAAGTGAAAGACTTGTGTAAAGACACAGGGCTATCAGAGAAGTATCTTATTGCGATAACCGAAAAAATGGGTGGCAGCATTGAAGATGATTCGACTGATGAAACAGCAATCGGAAATGTAGCAAACCAGATCGCAGCAATCGCCCAGGAAACACAGGGTGAAGCAACCAGGTGGGCTTCTAAAAAAAAGGAAAAGGATAATCCTGATGATTCTAAAAAGAATGAGGATCAGAAAAAAAAGGAGGATTCTAAGAATGATCCGAATGCCAAAAAAATTGCGGAGATGGAAAAGGAGATGGAAAACATGAAAAAAGAACAGGCTGCTAAGGATCGTGATAATGCGGTTACACAAGCCCTGGATAAGCATGGTATTCCAGCATGGCGTAGAAAAGGTTTGGTTATTCCTGAAAATGAAGATCCAGACACGTATTGCGCTGCTTTAAAACAGGATCTCATCACTGAAAACCTACTTCCAGAAGATCCAGAGAGTGTAAAAACGGCAACGGATAAGAATGTAGATGAGGCTTCGGATTCGCTGCTGGAATCAATTATCGTTAAATAAACCTGTAGTAAAATGAAAAGAAAGAAGTATTCATTTGTCGGTGAGAAACCGATTTTCACAGGCAGTCCGCAGATCGTACAAGGAGGATTCAATCTGGAGAGGGAAAAGCAACGTTTTTCAGTCGGTGATATTATTCCACCTGGAACACCAGCTATTTTCAATGAATTAACCAGAAAAGTACAGATTGTTAAGACTGCAAAAGTGAAGGCTGTAGATACAGAGGATGCAAAAGTTATCACTCTGGTATCAAATGCTTATTGCCAGCCATGTTTCGCTGTTGGTGATAAATTGTTGAAAGCTGATGCTGTTACTGGTACTTATGCGGATGCTCCTTCAATCGTATCTATTGAAAAGCCAGGTGTAGCTGATGCTGATTATGTTATTACGCTCTCAACAGAGATTACAGGATTAGCTGTAGATCAAATTCTGGTGGAGGTTGTATCTGTAGAAGATAAAGCTTCCATTATTGGAGAGCCTAATAGCTTGACCGTTGAGGAGGTTACTGTTAGAGAGTTTGAAACTCCGATTGATGTAACTGAGGACACGATGCAATATGCTGTAATGGAAAGACGGATTTTGCCAATTCCTGACAGTATGAAGGATAGCACAAAACGCCATTTGAAAGCTAACTCTCATATTCGACTTTCACAAACTTACTAAAAACAAGGTATTAGATGAAATCAATTTATTCAACATTTACGGGTTTGTTCAAAGATGGCAAACCTATTGACTTCCTGGCAACCTGGAAAAAGGCTCTGGATAAGGCTTCTGAGCGTGAAGTGGCTTTGTTCCAGAAAACTTATTCTGATGAGTGGTTTGATTGGGAGGCTCCGCAGCTTTCGTTACGAGCTGAGGGAATTATGGGTAAGTACCATTTACGTGTAATGGCTACTTTGATTGGTGATGAATCACCTACTCCGTTAAGACGTTCTGACGGATTCGATATTTGGAATGAGGAGATCCCACGTGTAGGACACAAGTTCTTCATGAAGGCTTCCACGTACCGTAAACTATTGGAAGTTTATAAATCTCCGTTCCTGAAAGATGGGCAGAAAGTTAAGCAGATTGAAAAGACTTTACGTAACGATCTTGAAAATGCTTACCTGGGTTGTAAAGATACGGCTGACTTTATGATTTTGAACGCCATTTCCAACTTTGGTGTTTGTCGTTTCAAACCAGAAATTAACAATCCTGGAGGTCGTGAATTTGAGATAGATTATCTCATGGAAGAGGCTAATAAGCTTGTATCTGCTCTTTTGTGGAATGAAGCTAATTCCAAAGCTGGTAAGCTGGATATAATTCTCACGCTTACAATGATTGTTACCCTGTTTAAAAACATGGGTGTTTATTTTGAAGAGATGCTGATGGCTCCAGAGCTGCTTGCCTTTATCCGTAGAGATATTAACATTCGTGAATCTGCATACGGAAAAGATAAGTCTGCTAAGGTTGTAAGTGTAGCTGATTTGAATACCCTATTTGCCGACAATGGTTTACCGAAGGTGCGTGAGATCACTCGCTTGGTAGCCGTTGAGAAAGATGGTGATCGCCAGGCTTTAGATCCCTGGAATCATAATGTAATTGTATTTAAGCCTGCTGGTAAATTGGGCTTTATCCAACCTGCTATTGAAGATAACGAACTCTTTGAGGAGGACAATGTGGATTATATGGATGCTGGTAATGGCATTCGTATTGCAAAGTGGCGTACTGGTGAATCTACAGGACAAAAGGCTGGAGAGTACACACAAGGATCTGCTCGTTTAATCCCTGTTATCAATGAGATTAACGCTTTGGTTTGCTTCCAGGTTAGAGGCTTTGAGGAGCTTAAGACTATTGAGGAAGGTGTTACTTTCTTCAAAAAGGAAACCTACAATTCAAAGAAGGCTTCTGAGGCTACTACAGCTGTAAATGTCGGTTAATTAAAAGCTATTGAATCATGTTTGAATTAAAAGTTTTGAAACCTCTCACGGATAAATACAATCCTGAGAAGAAATACAAAGAAGGTGAAACCCTTCTTACTGATGAGATCAGTAGAGTAAATGATCTGGTTGCTCGTGGGCTTTGCAGTATTATATCTGTAAAACCTGTTTCCGAGAAAAAACAACCAGATACAGAAGGATCCACAAAGATCCAGTGTTTTGAAAAGGAGTTTGAATTGGAAGAGGTAAAAGCTGCTTTGAATACTATCGGTGTAAATGTAGCTAAGAATGCTGGTTTACCTGGTGTAACTAAGAAGTTGTATGAGCTGACAGAAGAGCAAAATAAAGCTCTTTCCGAAACTCTTTGTAAAGATCCTAAATAGTTGGGCTATGACAAACTTAGATGCTATTCGTGCATTATGCACCAAAATCTGTACGGGCTTCTACCCTGATAAAAACGTGTTGGAGTTTACCCTTATTGATAATGGCATAGAGGCTACAGAACCTTATAAGCCTAAAAATGTAAAGCTTGTAAGGCTGGCTATTGGCATTGTTAAGGGTATGGCTGAGAACAGCCATTCGGAGAGTGGAATATCTGATTCATGGGATAGGGAGGCAATAGAAAAGAATATTGCATTTCTCTGTAAGGAGTATGGTATGGATAGCTCTGAGTTTGTGGATGAACTTTCTATTACGGATGGATCTAACCAGTGGTAAGTTATGCAATACAACGGAACAATACAGTATAAGATATTATCTGGTGGTGGACTGGACGAAAACAGCGAGCCTATAGAATCAGGTAGTTCTTGGAGTGATCCTATTTGCTGTTTGTATAAAGCTGTAAAGCATACTCATGGTATTTATCAGCAGGGTAAGTTTACCGATTCAAGCTATGAAATTCTGATCGAGAGCCAGGAATTTGAAGCCGATACGGTAAAACTTACCAGTGATAGAAATAAGATGCTGGGAGAGTTTGAGGTACAGAATATTGAATTTGCGGAACATTCTGGTAGAGTTAAAATTACTGTTTAATGGGATTCACTAAAAAAACACCTGATAACGCATTTAGTAACTTCCTGAATGAAACTAAACAGGTTATTTTTAATAGGGCTTTAAAGGCTTTTGTATATGTCGGTGAAGCGTGTCTGAGAGAAGCCCGTTTGAATGGTAATTATACAGACCAGACAGGAAACCTTAGAAACTCTATCGGATATGCAGTTCTTTTCAACGGTGAAGTTATCCAGGAAAGCACATACGCCAATACCGAAGGAGGGCATAAAGGTAAAAAGCATTTGGATGCACTGAAAAAGAAGTATCAGACAGGTATAGTTTTAATCGTATCTACTGGTATGAATTACGCAGCCTATGTAGAAGCCAGAAATTACAATGTTATAACCTCTGCTGAATTACTTGCAAACAAACTCGTTCCCCAGATTATGAAACAGTTAGGCTTTAAGTTGCAATGAATAAAACAGGTGAAGAAGTAGAGCTGGACGTTTTCAATATCGTTAAAGAAAGTCCATTAGCAAAGGAAATAAGAGGGATGGTTTACAGAGAAGGTACACGCCCGCTTGATTCAAAGAGTGAAGATATTGTAGTATCATTCCTTACTGGGCTTGATGGGCAATTTCAAACGGGATCTGTGAACGTGAATATTTATGTTCCGAACGTGGATAATGGTAGTAAAGTTCTGGTAAAGGATGCTGCCAGATGCAGATACTTGGGGCGTAAAGCCGATGAGGTTGTAAGATCTCTAAAGCCTTCTGACTATTATTTCTCTCTGGGTGCAATGATTCAAAGCTATAAAGCCGAAAAACTGGAACAGTATTTTGTGAATGTGAAAATAAACTTCAAATTAAAAACATTTTAGTTATGTCAAATCAAAAAATTACATGGGGTAAACCTTTGGTTGAATTTGGTAAAACTGGTGCAAATGATGAAGCACCAACCCAATTCACTGCAATGCCTACGGCAGAAGAGAACACCGTTCTTTTGACAACTGTAAAAGGAAGTGCCCAGGAACTTTATGGAGAAGGGCATGAGCTTGTTGCTCGTAAAATGCAAAAATCATACAAGCAACTTGCCATGAGTATTTTTGTTCCGTCTGGCACTGCTGATCCCATTCCTGAGGAGGATGGCGTTATTGCCGATGAGTATTGCGTTAGGCTTACTCCAGAAGATCCAACTCTGGAAGGCTTCATTATGCGTAAATGTGCTGTAGAAGTTGAAGAGGAATGGTCGTCTGCCAAAGGTAAACAGTTAAAATACATCTTTACCTCATTGAAACCGAAAACAGGCAAAATGCTTGAAAAGTACAATAAAACAACTCCAGCCAATGTCGGCTAATAAAAGTTGGTAAGCATGGATAATATAGAAACAAAAGTAGCAGATACGATTTTGCAAAATCCTTATCGTGTGCAAGTTGGAGAGGAAACATATACAGTTGCTCCCCCTTCTATCGCTACTATTATTCTTGCTTCTGAGTTGATTGCTCAGCTCCCAGGATTGAAGTTAGACACTAAACAGGTAATGTTTGAATCCTTGTTTGTCGCTAAGGATTGTAAGGTACTTGGCGATATTGTAGCTACTCTGATTCTGGGGGCTGATAACTTAACCTCAGAGGAGGAAATTATAGAAAAACATTGTTTCGGGCTGATCCGAAGAAAGAAAAAGGTACAGGTTGATAATAAGGCTATTCTTGCTGAGAAGATTTTGAAAAAGATCCCACCAAGTAGGGTAAATTCTATCACGCTTTCGATACTTAACCGTATGGAGATTGGCGATTTTTTCGGGCTTACCGCTTCCCTGATAGAAGTAAATCTAATCAGACCGACAAAACCAAAGGAGGAAGCGGAAATGATAGTATCTGGTCAGTAATAGCAGGAATAGCTAAATGCTACAACCTTCCATTTGACTACATTCTTTATAAGATGAGTTTTGCTAATGTTCAGCTTTATAATGCTGTAATACCAACATTCTCACCTAAAAAAGAAACAGTAACAAAAGCAAATGAAGATAGTACCATAAATGGCGATGATCCAGCCAACCAGGAAGCAATAAGAAAAGCATTGTTTGAAGACAACGAAGATGAATAATAACGAAGGTACAACATGGTGGGCTTTAGGACTTGATAACTCTAAGTTTGAAAGCGATGTGAACAAATCCAATTCTCTGTTTCAAAGTATTGGAGCTATAGCCGAAAAGGAAGGTAGTAGGATAGATAGTATATTTCGCAAACTAACTATAGCTGCTGCTGGATTCTTTACGGCTCAACAAGCTTTGGAATACGCTAATAAGATCGCTACGGTTAGAGGTGAGTACCAGCAGTTAGAGGTTGCTTTCAATACGATGTTAGGAAGCAAGGCGAAAGCTGATGCCCTTATGGACAAGGTGATAGATACGGCTGCAAAAACTCCGTTTGACTTGCAAGGTGTTGCTTCTGGAGCGAAACAGTTGCTTGCTTATGGTGTTGCGTCCGAAGATGTTACAAATCGTCTTGTACAACTTGGTAATATTGCTGCTGGTTTGTCTATTCCTTTGAACGACATTGTGTATTTGTACGGTACTACAATGGTTCAAGGTCGTTTATTTACTCAGGATGTACGTCAATTCATGGGAAGAGGTATTCCATTGGTTAAGGAACTCTCCAAAGAACTTGGAAAAACGGAGGAGGAAATTAACGCTATGGTTACTGCTGGAAAGATTGGATTTCCAGAGGTTCAGAAAGTTCTGGATAATCTTACTGGTTCGGGTGGTATGTTTTACAACCTCATGGAAGAGCAAAGTAAAACGATCTCTGGTAAGATCTCCAACCTGGAGGATGGTATTTCTGTAATGTTCAATAACATAGGTAAGTCAAGTGAAGGAATTATAAACTCGGTTCTTGATTCTGCTGCTACTGTAGTGGAAAACTATGAGGAAATAGGTACTACTATCCAGGAATTGATAGTTACTTATGGTGCTTACAAGGCTGCTGTAATGACAGTGGCAGCGACAAAGCAAGCCGTTACCACCATTAAGGCTACAGGAGAAGCGGAAGAGTTGGCTAAGCTCCTTACCGTAGAGCAACAAGCTGCCATATCCAAACAAAACCTAACCAAAGGTACATTAGAGTATGCTGCTGCTATAAAAGCTGAAATAACTGCTGAAATGGAACGGCAGACTACAATAGCAACAGGACTTAATGCAGAGATTTCTTCTGCTCATGAAGCTCTTAATGTACGTAAGAAACAACAATTAGCTGCTGCTCAGTTAGTGGAAACCAGAAAGCAAGAACTGGCTTCTTTGATAGAAAGTACCAAATATGAGAAAGTAGCTTCTAAGGAAAAGGAAATAGCCCTGCTCTCGGAAAAACAAAGCCGTGCTGCTCTCCATGTTCAAAAACTACAGGAGCAGAAAGATTCTACTATATCTGAAGCTCGTGCTTTGAAAGAAGCTGGAGCCAGTGCAGAAATTGTAGTTGCTAAAAATCGTGAGATTGCTGCAATAAACACGAAATTAGTTGCTGCCAAACAAGAAGAGATTCAATGTAGCCAAATGATTGTAGCCAAACGTGCAGAAATTAAGGCTATAGATTCCAGTATTGCTTCTAAACAAATAGAAGCTGCCCAAAATAGACTTAACACGGCTTTACAAGAAGCAAATACGGCTGAGGTTAATAAAAACTCTGCTGCTCGTGTTCTTAGCTCTAAAAGGGCTGCTCTTGATTCCGCTGTAAGAAAGGCTAATACCCTTGAAACAGGGCTTAATACAGCAGCCCAGGCAGCGAATGTAACAACTACCAACCTTTTATCTACTGCAAAACTCCGTTTAACTGCTGTTGCGGCAAAGTTGAACGCTGTAGTTATGGCGAATCCCTATACTTTGGCGGCAGCAGCTATAGCAGCTCTTGGTTATGGTATATATAAACTTATCACTTATCAAACTGATGCTGAAAAAGCACAGGAAAAACTGAATACAGCCATATCTGAAAGTGATAAGGCTATTGGTGCTGAGAGATTGCAAATAGATGCCATGTTTGCCCGTTTGAAAGCAGCTAAAGAGGGTACAGATGAGTATCGTGCCGCTAAAGAGGCTATAATGAGCAAATACGGTGAATACCTGAAAGGGTTAGGTGATGAGAAAAACGCTTTGGATGATTTGGCTAAAGCGTATAAGGTCGTTACCCAGGAAGCGGAGAAGGCGGCTCGTGCAAGGGCTATGGAGAAGGCTATCAATGAGGCTTCTAATGATTACATGGAGAAGGAGATCAAGGGTAAGGATAATGTAGAGGATCTTCTTAAAGATAAATTTAAAGGTAAAAAGGATAAAGACGGTGTAGATCTCGCTGAAACTTACTACTGGAAAATCAAACCTGTTCTGGAGGGAAAAGGTGAGATTACCCAGGAGATTCAGGATATTATCAAACAATTCGATGAAACAAAGTATCTTCCTGGTGATCCCATGACTGGTATAGGAGCCATGACCTATACAGCGAACGATTTACAGGAAGAGATAAACAAAGTGTTTAAGGCTCGTGGTATCTATAACAAGGTGATAGAGGAAGCTCAGAAGCGTTTTGGAGAGAATCTACCTGGTAAAAATGATGGTAAAACTGAAACGGAGGCTTTTGATATACAGAAGGCTTCTCTTTCAGAATTGGATGCTGAGCTGGTAAAGGCTAAAGCTACATTAGATGCCTACAATACAGCAGTAGAGAAGAATAACGGTTTATCCAAAGATGGCAAAACAGTTACCAAAGATAATGTAGATAGCCAGAATGCCTATATTTCCAATCTCCAAAAGAGAATAATAGAGGAAGAGAAAGATCTAAAAATCATTCGAGAAGTAGAGGAGCGTGTAGCCAAACTTAAAAAAGACCAGAAAGAAACAGTAAAAGATAGCTCGGAGTACAATAATTACCAAAGCCGTATAGATTCACTTAGTAAATTGATTCCTTCTACAAAATCAGCTAAAGAGAAAAAGGATTACTCGGATGAAATAAAGAAGGATGCCCAAGAAAAGATACGCATAGAGAAAGATATGGCGTTTGCCATTCGCCAGGCTAAAATCAACCTGGATAAAGATGGATTCTCTAAAACAATAGATCAAAACCAGCTCAATTATGAGCAGGAGATTGAACAGCTTAGAAGGCAGCAAGAAGATAAGTTAAACAAGATCCAGGAATGGGAAAAAACAGTGTGGGAATCAAAAGGTAAGAAAGGCAAATTCACGCCTACCACCACTGAGTTATCTGCTGAGGATAAAAAGCAATTTAAAGAGCTGGAGGATCTTGCTGGTAAGAAATTAGCATTCAACAATCAGAATGCAATGGAAGAAATGCTTAAGCAGTATCAAACCTATACTGATAAGCGTAAAGTTATTGAGGAGAAATACCAGAAGGATATTGATGCTATGAAGGCTGCAAACGAGAAAGCCAAAAAGGAGGGCAAAAATCCCATTTTCTCGGAAGAGAATATAAACCAGGCAGAGAAGGATAAAAAAGATTCGCTTGATGCTTTGGATCAAGAAATAGCCTCTCGTGAAGCATCGTTTTTAGCATGGGTAGATAGTATCTCTACGTTGGGATTAAAGCAATTAAAATCAGCATTAGAAACAGCCAGAGCTACACTTGATAAAGATGGTAGCAATCTAAACGATAAAGAAAAAGCTGTTCTCAGAGCGAAAATTAAAACCTTAGAGAAAAAGGTTGAAACAACAGAGGCTAAAGATGCAAATCTTTCATCTTCTGAAAAAGCTAAAAAGAAGTGGAGTGACACCTTAAAAACAATGAACGAAGTTCAGGAGGCTGTTGATAATATCTGCAATAGTTTTGATGGGCTGGATGAAACAACAAAGGTTGCTCTTACAGCAGCTACAAATATTGCTGGTGGAACTATTGCAATGATAATGGGAATTGAACAGCTTGCTATTATGGCTACAGAAAAAGTTAAAGCCGTTGAAAAAGCCTCTGTTATCCTTATGGTTGTTGGTGCTGCTATTCAGATAATGACTGCTCTAATTGGTTTATCCTCAAAAGCAGAGAAAGAACACCAGGAAGCCCTGAAAGAAGTTGCTCAGAACAAACTGGAAATGCAACGTAGGTATAATCTATTGTTGATGGAGCAAAATCTTCTTATGAAAGAAGCAACTTCAATTTTCGGTGAGGATCAGATCGCTAAAGCTGCCAGATCTGTAGAGGTGTATCGCCAAGCTATAGAGGATTATAAAGAAACTTTAAAGGGTGATGCTCCAACGCTAAAACTAAACCCTTTTAATTTGAAAGGGAGCCTGAATGACTATAAAAAGCAAAAAGAGGCTTATGATAAAGGTGTAGGCGCATTAAATAATGTTACGGTGAAAACGGGTAGCTATACTACTGGAGCGTGGTTCTGGAAAAAGCAACATGATATATACACCTCTGTTCTGGATGTTTACCCTGATCTTATAGATGGCGAAAATAAACTGAATAAAGAGAGGGCACAAGCGATCATAGACACTCAAACGATGAGTGATGAGAATAAGGCTCTACTGCAAAGCCTTATTGATCTGCAAGAACAAGCTGAGGAAGCCCAGGAAGCTCTTAGAAATTATCTACAGGACACATTTGGATCCCTGGGGGAGAGTGCTATGGATTCCCTGGTAAATGCAATTGAAAATGATGGAGTAGATGCCTGGGAGAAATTCGGAGAAGCAGGATCCTCTGTTTTAGAAGATCTCGGAAAGCAAATAGCCTATTCTTTGTTCTTTTCTGATAAGTTTAAAAGACTACAGGCTGATCTGGAAAAGATTTATGGCTCTGGCAAAACAGAGGAAGAGATTGCTAAGGATGCCAGGGATTTAGTAGCTTCTTTCTATCAAGGTCTCGGAACAGATATGAATAACGCTCAACAATGGATGGAGCAGTGGAAGGAAGAGGCTAACAAGCAAGGATTCAATTTGTGGGAAACGGCTAACCGTGAAGTTTCCGCTAAAGGTATTGAATCTGTAAACCAGGAAAGTGTGGATGAGTTAAATGGACGTGCAACGGCAATACAAGGGCATACCTATCTCATAAGCGAAAGCATGAAATTACTTATAGCCAACGCTGGTAAGATACTTGAACTTCTTACTGGTATCAGGGATAATACTTCTCATTTGGAAGATATAAAGCATAGCAATAAAGAAATGTTGTTAGCTATAGATAACATGAATAACAAAGGTTTAATTCTGAGAAAGGAATGAGAGAAGGAAAGTTATATATAGATAATAAGGATGCCTTTATTCATTATGGCGTTTTCATTCAAGAAACGGGATATAATGGTGTTTTGTCATATCCACCACTTAAAGCTCCAGAAGTTTCTAATGATTGGGCTGAGTATGATGGTATAGAGGTGGATTTATCGGATCCCAAACTCGACCAGAAAGAGTTTGAGATAAAGTTTGCCGCTATTGGGGATTATCGTACTGGAGATCTATTCGTTCTTCTCTCTGATGGTGCTTATCATACTTTTGAGTTTAGGGAGATTCAATTTACCTGTAGACTGAGGTTAGTATCTGAGGTTAGTAATTTATTGTATGTAGGAGCAAAAACATTCACGCTAAAATTTGCTGATGATTTTCCCATGAATGGTTATACCTATCAGGCTCCTTCTTCTAATACTGTTCCCATACAAGGTTATGAGATAAACGGAGTTGATTTCTCTGTATATGGTATTCGTGTATTGGAAGGTAGCGAAGCTCAGGTATTGAAGGCTCCAGTAGTGAAAAAAAATATGCTTCGTAATCTGATAACACAAAACGGTGCTATTTACGATGGTAAAAATGTAGTATATCAATCTAAAGAGGTTACTCTTAATTGCTGTTTGATAGCCAACGATCTCACTGAGTTCTGGCGAAATTACAGAGCTTTTCTACACGATCTTATAGAGGTGGTAGAAATTGATGAGGGGAACGGTGTAAAGATACAAACTGCTGAGAAAACTCTATTTGTTGATAGTCAATACGAGGAATACCCCTGTTATTATAAAAATTCAAAAGTAAGCCTGTTCTCTCCTACTGGAAAGCTCTGGTGTGCCTTTACGCTCACTTTGGTATTTACTGTGTTCAGGATCGGAGAGGATGAGTATTTGCTTGCTTCTGAGGATGGAGAATTGATAGTTACGGAAGATGGTGAGTTTTATATAGATCTAAAAAGTTATGGCAATTAGGAAAAAGAAAATCAGTGAATTAACGCTTTCTGATAGCCTAACAGGGCTGTACACTATTGGCGTAAAGTTGATAAACGGGGTACAAACGAGCGTGAAAGTTAGCCTGGGTGTAATACAGACAGCCTATGAAAATATGCTGAAAGTAACTCAGGAAGCTATCACTGCAACAAGGAACGCTATTACTGCTACCAATAATGCAAATACAGCTACCCGTAATGCTGTTACTGCTACTGAAAATGCCAACACAGCTACGGCAAACGCAAATGAGGCTACTCGTGTTTCTGGAGTGGCAACCCAGAAAGCCAATGAAGCGACCAATAAAGCTAATACGGCTGCTGGTAAAGCTGATGAAGCACGTATAGGATTGGATAGGATCAAGCAGGAAACGATCACAGCTACCAGTAATGCCAATACTGCAACCAGTAACGCAAATAAAGCTACAGAGAATGCTAATAAGGCTACAACTAACGCCAACACTCAGGCTAACAGGGCTAAGGAACACGCAGACAATCCCCCAAAAATGGGAGAAAATGGTAACTGGTGGAAATGGAACGAAACAAAAAAAGCGTATGAGGACACAGGTATTTTGGCTAAGGGGGGTGTTCTTTATCCCACTTTCACTATTGATCCTGATACGATGGAACTTGTGATGCACTACCAGGATGATATAGCTGCTGATATGTTCGCTATTGATAATGAAGGGTATTTAACTTTTAATCCAAAATAATATGGCAGAAGGAGATGTAAGATTAGGAAAGGTTGCTTTCGTGGATAAGGGAGCTTATTCAGCAACTACCACATATAATACATTTGATTTTGTGGTTACAGAAGATAGCTGTTATCTCTGTATTAAGAATGGGAATAGAGGACACGCTTTAACTGATACTTCCTGGTGGAAATGTATAGCTCGTGGAACAACAGCCACAGCAGCAGCTAAAAAGGCTGAGGATGCTGCTAAACTGGCTAATGAAAAAGCTACAGCAGCCGATAACGCAGCAGGTAGGGCAGTAGAGGCTACCAATAATGCTAACGCAAAAGCTAATGAAGCTCACGAAAAAGCGGAAGAAGCCAATGTTGCTAAAAACAATGCAAATGAAGCTACTGGCGATGCAAGGGTAGTTATTGCACGTTTGGAAGAACTGGAAGAATCGCTTATATCAAAATATAAGCTTATCCCTACTTCCATGAAGCTAAATTACCCGAAAAAAGTTACTTACAGGAATACCCAACCTTTCAAAGTTGAGGTAGAATTACTTCCTGTAGATACTGGTAGAAATGTATTGTTTCTCGGTGATGATAGAGCGGTGTCTATCACTCCTGATGGAGTATTTATGATTAACGGTGTAGGTATGAGCAGAATCCATGTTGTTCCAACTGAAAATACAGCATTATACCAAACAATTCAGATCATTGTAGAAGAGCCAGGAATGAGGTTTATATCTGGTAGGGGTATTCGCTTCTCTGGATCTGGAGGTATCAGATTAACTTAGTAAAAAATGAATGTTGAACTATTAAAAACTTATTAATTATGGCACTTACAGCAGATGAAGAAGTAAAGGTAAGACAAATTATTACGGCTTACAATAATGGAAAAAGATTGAATGAACTTCCTGTAGCGGATGGCTCAAATCCGTTTGGTTTTATCACTGAGGTACTGGATAGTGATGGAGAATCAAAACAAGCTGGTTTGGCTGCTATGCTTCCTTATGCAGAAGAACAATGTAGTTATGGTGTCAAATTGGACGTTACTGTTTCCTCTTCGGTACTAACCAGAACGGGTAATGTTACACTGCATAAAACATTACCTATCCAGAGTAAAATGAGAGGCTGTTTGTTATCGGATGCTGGTGCTGTTATAGAATACCTCAATCCTACCAACTGGAGAGCGCACAAGCTGGATGGCTCTAATGGTATGGTTATGGTAGAAATTCCGGATCACTGGAGAAGATTTTATACCAATGGCAATAAAAGAGGTGTACGGATCAGCGAATACCCGTTACCAGGTTATCATTTCGTGAAAAAATGCTATATCTCAGCTTATGAAGCTACTGTACAAAGAAGCACTGGTAAACTGGCTTCTGTAGTAAATACTTCGGCTGATTACAGGGGAGGGAATAACCAAGCAGATTGGGATGCTCTGCCTAAAACTCAATTAGGTAAGCCAGCTACATATATGAGCCGCACCGCTTTTCGTACTGCTGCTCGTAAACGTGGCACTACTACAGAATGGAACTGTATGGATTATAACGCTTACATTACCCTGGCATGGCTCTATTACATAGAGTACGGAAATCTTAACTGTCAGTTGGCTTTCAATGCACAGAAAGATAGTAACGGTTATGCTCAGGGTGGTTTGGGAAATGGTGTAACTACCTGGGATGGAACAAAGTGGAACAACTTTAGCGGTTATTATCCTATTATCCCTTGTGGTACGAGTGATGAATTGGGAAATGCTTCTGGTGAGGTTGCTTATACTTTAGAAAAAGCAGAAGGAGAAAATAGTAAGGTCTTTACTGTTCCCCGTTATCGTGGTATTGAAAATCCATTCGGGCACGTCTGGAAATGGACGGATGGTATGAATATGGAGGTTAAAACGGATGCCAATGGTGGTACAAGCAAAGTGTTTGTTGCTATTGATCCAGCCAACTATAACGATAGTAATTACAATGGTTATACACTTAGAGGGCTGGCAGCAAGACAAGAAGGCTATACCAAAGAAATGATTTTTGGAGAACATGGCGATTTGATTGCTTCTCTTGTTGGTGGAGGTTCTACTACCTATTGGTGTGATTACTACTATACCTATAAGAATGAGAATCGTATGCAGGGTGTCCTTTTCGGCGGTAATGCGCATGATGGCGTTCTTGCGGGCTTCGGTTATGCGAATACGCATTACGCCCCCTCGTATGCGTATGCGAATGTCGGCTCTCGGCTTTGTTTTATCCCTAAAGCGTGAAGCGGTCGGGCTTGACTGCAAAACATAAATAATTGGAATACAAATGAATAAAATAGGTTGGTTGCTGGTGGGTGTCCTTTTCAGCGGTAATACGAATAATGGCGTTCATGCAGGCTTCGGTTATGCGAATACGAATAACACCCCCTCGAATGCGAATGCGAATGTCAGCTCTCAGCTATGGTTTTCTCAAAATAACTCAATAAACGAAGCAACGACCTTGCCAATAGGCAGAAAATAACATAACTCAAAAAGGTGCTGGTAGGGAAACCGAAGGCTCTGAGTACGAAAAACAAAGAAAAATGAAGAGAATAAGTAATTTATACGAGCAGATTATTTCCTTAGAGAATCTACGTTTGGCTGATGAAAAAGCCAGACGTGGAAAGCTCCGCTCTTATGGAGTAAAGAGGCATGATAGGAATAGAGAAGCTAACATACAGGCTCTTCATGAATCTTTAAAAAACAAGACTTTTGTAAATTCAAAGTATGAAGTATTCGTTATAAAAGATCCTAAAGAGAGATTGATTTACCGTTTACCATATTTTCCTGATCGAATTTTGCATCATGCTATAATGAATGTCATGGAACCTATTTGGGTATCTTTATTTACGGAAGATACTTATTCCTGTATAAAGAATCGTGGTATTCATAAAGCGGCAGCGAAAGTAAAGAAAGCACTGAAAGAAGATCCTGAGCATACTACTTACTGCTTAAAGATGGACGTGGTGAAGTTCTATCCCAGTATAGATCATGATATTCTTAAGATGATTCTTAGAAAGAAAATCAAGGATCAGGATCTACTTTGGCTACTGGATCTAATTATAGATAGTGCTGATGGTGTTCCTATTGGAAATTATCTTTCCCAATACTTCGCTAACCTTGTTCTGGCTTATTTCGATCACTGGATAAAGGAGGTGAAGAAGGTTAAGTATTATTTCAGGTATGCGGATGATATAGTGATTCTTGGGGATGATCCTAAGGCACTGCATAAACTCCGAGTTGAAATAGAAGAGTACCTGAATAGTAATTTAAAGCTATCTCTCAGAAAAACGGATCCTGTAACTGGAAAAAAGAAATGGAAATTTCAAGTGTTCAAGGTTGATGCTCATAGAGGGATTGATTTTGTCGGCTATATCTTTTTCCATACTCATACTCTTATACGAAAGGGAATAAAAAAGAATATGTGTCGGAAAGCTGCCAAACTCAATAAACGGAAAAATATTTCAGATCTGGAATATAAGCAAACTATCTGTAGCTGGTTTGGGTGGGCTAAGTACAGTAATTCAAAGCATTTATTAAAAACAATCATTAAAAAGCAAGTTTATGATACATTACGATTTTCAGCCTAAGAAATTACAGGCAAATGGCGATGGTTCCTATACATATCGCTGGAACATTCAGGAGGTTCAAGTGGAAAACCATTCAGAAAATCCAGGAATGGATTCTGGGGTAGTTGATAACGTGGTAAAATGGACGTGTGATGAAGTTGTGGTGTGGGGAACAATTACCAATGACAAGCTGAAAGAAGCTGTTATAAATCATTTGTGGGGAGCTGATAAAGAGGCAAAACTAATCAATGATTATAATGCTGTACAAGTCGGTATTTTGGGTGAAGAGTATGCAGCTCCTTATGTGGAGTATTTGAGCAAAAGAAAGGAAGTAAAGGAGCAAATAGATGCTGATTGTGTAGAACTTAAAATTTTATTGTGATATGAGAAAGTTTAGTGAACTTGGTGTTACAGTGCAGGATGAGCGTAGAATGTTTAACTGCCAGCAGGTTTCAATATCTGATGTTTTGAATTGTGAGATCATTGTGGAAGATTACATACCCGATATGAAAACTTCTCATGGAGAAGGTAGATACTTGGTAAAATTCAAGGATCAGGATGGTAAAGATGGTAAATTTTTCACAAACGCAGCTTCTTTAAAGAAAACTTTGGATCAGATACCCAAAGATGCTTTTCCTTTCAGCACCACAATTAAAGGTATGAAATGTGGAAATGGTAAGATTTATCAATTCACTTAGTAAACATGAAAATACACTTTAATAATAAGGAGATTGATATTCTGGTAGATACAACCAGCTACCGATATACGGCTTTGCAGAATGTAGGTACTCTTTATCTGTACTTTGCCAGTGAAGAGTTTATAGACATTCCTGTAGGTGCTTATTGTATCTACAAGAATATCACTTATTACCTTATGAATCCTAACGATTTTAAGAAGAAAAGTAGCCGTAGCTTTGAATACACACTTGTAATGTATGATGTAGGCGCAATACTGGGCAAATACAAGTGTCGGGATATTGTTTCTAAGCGTTTGAAATTCGATTACACTGCAAAGCCTCACGAGCATCTACAGTTAATTGTGGATAATCTCAATATGAGAGATCGCGGATGGAAAGTTGGCGAATGTATAGAAGCTGAGGAAAAGACTATTAACTATAATCACACGTTTTGTAGTGAGGCTTTGCCTAATATTGCTAATATATTTAAAACGGAGTATGAGATAGATCCAGCTATTAAAACGGTACACTTGCGTAAAGTTGAATATAACAAAAATGAACCGTTACCTCTTGAATATGGAAAAGATAAAGGGTTTGTACCTGGTTTGGGGCGATCCAGCCAAAGCGGAAATAGACCTGTTACTATCTTGTACGTTCAAGGTGGAGAACAGAATATAGACTTTAGTAAGTATGGCTCTAAGGAGTTGCTTTTGCCTAAAAATCAAAGATTGGAGTATGAAGGACGTACTTATGTTTCAGATGCAGATGGCTTATATATCAAACGGGCTGATACACCACTTAGGGATGTTCAAGAGGATAGTTTGGATTGTTCTCATATTTCACCTAAAAGAGTAGGCGGTGTTTCTAATGTTGTTGTTTCCGATAAAGAAAAGAATTTCTATGATTTTATAGATAGTTCTATTCCAAATGATTTGAATTTTGAAGATTGTTTGATAGAGGGTAATACTATGACTGTTATATTTCAGTCTGGTATGCTTGCAGGTAAAGAGTTTGAAGTTAAATACATTCATAAAGAACGCAAATTCTTGATAACCCCCCAAGAAATAGACGGTCAAATTATGCCAAATGACATATACAAACCTAATTTGGGAGATAAATACGCTGTATTCGGAATACAGTTACCAGATGCGTACATTTGCAATAATTCAACAAAAGAAGGTGCAAGCTGGGATATGTTTAGGGAAGCTGCTAAATACCTCTATGAGAATGAAGATCCAAAGTTTACATTCAGGGGAGAACTGGATAGTATCTATTCTAAAAAGCGTTGGCTCTCTATCGGTGGAAAAATAAAATTAGGTGGCTATATACTCTTTAAGGATCCGCAATTCATACCAGAAGGAATAAAGATAAGGATCACCAGTATTAAAGAGTATATACACAGACCTTACAGCCCAATTATTGAATTATCTAACACGACTACTGGAGCTACTATTTCAAGTGAGTTAAATAAGATAGAGAGTAATGAGATCAAGACTGATAACCAGTATAAAAGTTCTATCCAATTCACTAAAAGACGTTTTAGGGATGCAAAAGAAACGATTTCAATGCTGAATGATGCGCTTTTGCATTTCTCAGGTTCCATTAGTCCAATCTCAGTACAAACAATGAGTTTGCTTGTTGGTGATGAAAGTTTGCAGTTTCGTTTCGTGAACAACAAAACCAATCCGACACAAGTAGAATACCTTGTTACCTATGACAACGCAAAGAAAGTGCTTTCGGCTCCAGGAGGAATATTACAACACATGACTATTGGGATTGATACACTTTCTTCTGAGCATAAAGCCAGTGAGTATAAGTTTTGGGATATTGAGAAATATGTTTCTCCTACTTTGACTGAAACCGTAGGGTATTATCTTTATGTAAAAGCTAACAAAAATGGCACTACAGGCTCATACGTTTTAAGCAAAAACGCTATCAAGCTGGAAGGTGTAGAGGGTTATTATCATTTTCTTGTAGGTATTCTAAATAGCGAATTTGAAGAGGAGCGATCATTTGTTGAATTATTCGGATTCACAGAAATACTTCCTGGAAGAATAACAACAGATAGGATAGTTTCAAGCGATGGATTAAATTTCATGGACTTTGTGAATAATGCCTTTCGTGTGGGAAATTCAGATAGCTATTTAGATTGGAATACCAAAGGTGATAGAAAATTACGTTTGAAAGGATCCATTGTACAAAGTGAAAGCGGTGATGAAAGCCCTATTGGTTGTTTCAGAGGAGTATATAATAACCAATATACCTATTATTGGGGGGATGAGGTAACTTATACCACTGCAAATGGAACATCTACATACCGATATGTAAATACAGTTCCCAGTAAAGGTAATGCTCCTACCAATTCTTCTTATTGGATTATTGTAGCGGAAGGAGTGAAGGGAAACAATGGAAATTGGAACAAGCTTATTTATAGATACAGTGTAGATAAACCTAATGTGCCTATAGGCAACGATCCTATAGGATGGAGCGATACGCCAGATAAAGAAGTAATATCATTTGTACATGGTTCCACATTTTTGAAAAAAGATGGGTATTATGTTTCTCCTGTTATCAATGATAGCCAGATAGTCAAAAACAGAATATCTTTTTCTACTCGTAAACCTAATCAGGTGGTAGCGGTTGAATTAGTGGTTTCTTCCGAACCTAATTATGATTTTGCACTATTAGGACTACTTGACAATGAGAATTTAACGATAAATTCTAATTATACAGCAAAGATAAGTGGTGTAGCATCTCAATTATATTATCTGGAAGTACCAGAGCCAGGATCTCATTTCTTTTATGTTGGTTATGCTAAAGATTCTTCCAATTCCCAGAATGAAGATCATGGGAAATATCGTATTGTAGATATTGAAAATTGTTGGATCTGCACAGGTAATGTAGATGGTGTTACTGGAAATGTTGGTAGCTGGAGTGAACCACTTCCGTTTTCATTAGACACAAATGATACGGAAAGGATATATTTTTTGTCTGATGAGGATTCTACACCAGCCATACCCAAAAGCGACATTTATGTAGATGATTTTATTCCTCTTATTAGTTATGTGGATTACAATTCAGATAACCCTTATATTGTAGGTCGTATTGTTCGGTACAATAGCAGATATTACAAGTGTTTAAGAGCCAATAACAGTAATAATGTTCACGTTCCAACCGATACCGAATACTGGAAACAAGTAAAAACCTGGACTGATAACCCTACTGGTGTTTCATACGAATATCCTTATGAATATGAAGCTATACGCCATAAACTAAATGGAAAATGGGGATCTTTTTCTACCCCTGTTTTATGGATGAGATATTCCACAAACGGAGATTATTATGAGTATCGCTTTGCAGTTAATGGCTCACGAACAACACCTCCTGATTTAACTGAAACAAGTAGGAATCCTTCGGGATGGAGTACCACCATGCCAACCGTAGGCTCTCTAAAATATTTATGGTTTACTGTAGCAAAAATCAATGGTGAAAACAATTCATTGATACAGAACTGGAGTACACCAGTTCGGCAAACCCCGTATGATGGAGTTGATGGTAAGATAGGCGCAACAATGGTTTATCGTGGAGTGTATGACAGTTCAAAAGTTTATTATGGAACAGATAAGCGTGTAGATGCAGTAAAATATAATGGGCATTATTATGTAACCAGGGTGGATGCTGGTGATGGCTTCCAAAATCAAATTCCAACTGATACAGATTATTGGAATGACTTCGGAGCTGAATTTGAAAGTATTGCAACCAATCTTTTACTGGCAGAAGGAGCAAATATTGGTGATTGGTTTATGTCTGAGGGAAAGATTGTTTCTACACTTTTGGACGGTAATAAGATCATTCTTGATGCTTCTATGGCTCGTATTTTAATTGAATCAAGCCGCTCTGGTGGTGATTACTCGGAAAGCATATATCAAGGATCCAAAATAACGATAGATGCAAATAATGGTTTGATTGAAGCCCGGAGTAAATCTTCAAGTAATCGTGTTGCTTATATGTCACCTACTGGGATATTTTGCAACAATGCTGAAACACAAGCTGTATCTGCTACTTTGGGGATAACTCGTAAGGCTTCAATCGTTGGTTTAGGATTTGGCAATGTAAATAAGTCGCAATGGGATAATGAAAATTTTATTGCTGGAGTATATGGTACAGCAAGTAATAGCGGTACGGCTCCTGCCTATGGTGGCTTTTTTCAAAATCTAATGGCTGCTGGGCTACTGTTAAATGTAAGATCTATAGATGATAACTCTGGAACAACTTATTTAACAGAATACCAGTCGTTTGTTCTTGGTTTGACAAATAAAGGTGTGACAAAGAATGTTTATTTGCCTAATGATGGAATAGTAGGACGTTTTGTGTTTGTTAAGCAAATAGGTGTAGGACAGTTAAAATTTTATCCACGTTCAGGACAATATATACATGATGATAGTTCTGCAAATGATTATTACGATATACCTGAGGGGTGGATGGGAGTTTTTGTTTTTACTCGTTTTATGTTTAATGGCGTACTTCGTCAATGTTGGACGGTAAGTAGATTCAGATTTTAAAAATATATGTTATGGTAGAATATGGATATATAGACGAAAGTGGGTATCTTACATCTAAGATACTGGAAGAATATACAGAAAAATTTCGTGATGATGATGGAGAAATACAAGAGCGTATTATTTCTGTAGAGGAACAAGCGAATATCCTTTCAGGCTTGGGATGGAAACAAGTAGAACTTGTTGATGATACAAAATTGGATTGTCCTCTTTATTATAGTGTACATATTGCTCCTTATGACGCTGGAGATAAGATAAGGTATAAATATGAACAAAGGTTTAATGTTAAGATTGTTCGGAATAAGATAGATGAGTTAAAAGCTTCTCTTACCAGTAATGATAGTTGTATAGGTGATTATCGTATTACAAAGTGCTATGAGGCTTCTCTTATCGGTGAAAGTATGCCTTATGATATATCTGAGTTGCACCAAAAAAGACAGGAAGTAAGGAATGAAATAAATAGATTGGAAGCCTTAATAGTTTCAAATATATAATTTTGTCTTTTATGGTGTATATATACGCCACAAATAGTATATTTGCAGTGATTATAGTAATGTGTACCAAATACTTTGTAGAAACTCATGGATGATGTAACAACTATTGCAAAAGGAATTAGCGACTGGGGTATGATGGCTATAACGGCAGCTTTTTTCCTTGTTTTATCTGCTGGTTTGATGATAGCTTGTTTTAAGTGGTTTAAATCAATCATTAATGGTATTATCAACAGTACGGATAAAACTATGACTGATTTACTAAATGAAACTCGTGTTCAGAATGAAATGCTTGCTGATATATCAGAAGGATTACGCCCAGAAACTCAATTAAGGATCAAAAATACCTCTTCTACTTATTTTGATTTATCTGTGGAAAAGGTTTGCCGATTGATTAAAAAGATCAGGGAGGAAAACCATATTGTAGATAGAAAGGCTACAGTTGATAAGATACATAATTTAGTAAGAAACTTACATGAGGACAGAAATAGCCGCTTTGATTGCTATTCTTATAGAGGAAAGAAACTGTCAGATTATACTAATCCCGATTGGGTGGAATGGGTATCAAAAGTTATAGAGAATGAGATTTATAATGAAAATGGTGCAAATAACGGGAGAGCCTATACTAATGTACAAGCTGTATATGAAAATATAAAATTAGATTTCTATCATCGAATAAATAATTAGCTTATGAAAATTTTAATTGATAACGGACATGGTGAAAATACACCAGGTAAACGATCTCCAGATGGAATATTGAGAGAGTATTTGTATGCACGTGAAGTAGCTGATGCTATTGTACGGGAACTTGTGAAAAGAGGTTATGATGCTGAGCGTATAGTGAGAGAAAATGTAGATGTTGCTCTTACAGAGAGAACACGTAGAGTAAATGAATATTGTGGTAAGCTTGGTGCTTCAAACGTGATTCTTATCTCCGTTCATTGTAATGCTGCTGGCGACGGATCCGAATGGATGAAAGCACGTGGATGGTCTGCATATACTTCCAAAGGGAGAACTAAGGCTGATAAATTGGCTGACTGTCTTTATTCCATTGCTGAAAGTGTTTTTGTTGGGCAACGGATCCGCAAAGATATGAGTGATGGAGATCCTGACTGGGAAGAGAATTTCTACATTCTTCAAAAAACTAAATGCCCTGCTGTTCTCACTGAAAACTTTTTTCAGGACAACAAAGAGGATGTTGATTTTCTGCTTTCTCCAGAGGGTAAGAAACAAATAGTTAAAGTTCATGTAGATGGTATCATAAAATATATTACTGAGTTATGAAAAGAATATTGGTGTATGCAAATATAGTTTTGGTAATATTCGTTTTGATATTATCTTTCTTTTTGAATAATACAAGGGAAGAGAAAAAACGATTGACTAATAATCAAGAATCTCTTTTATCGGATATTGAGTATTATAAAACTGAATCTGGGAAAAATGCCGCTTCTGTTCAAAAGCTGGTGCTTACTAAGTCAGAATTGGAAAAGCATTGCCAGGATCTTACTCAGACCGTAAAAGATTTGGGGATAAAAGTAAAGAGGCTTCAATCGGCTTCTACCACTGTAACCAAAACAGAGGTAGAGATCCAGACAGTTGTACGTGACAGTATTGTATATCGTGATCGTCCAGCTATTTTAAAAGCTATAAATTGGAAAGATCCCTGGATAAAATTGGATGGCATTTTAGATGGGGAAAATTTTTCTGCTAAGATTCAGTGTTTAGACACTCTTTTCCATATAGTACATAGAGTGCCAAAGAAATTTCTTTTTTTTCGTTTTGGAACTAAAGCGGTAAGGTTAGAAGTGGTAAACAAGAATCCACATAACCAGATTGTATATACAGAATATATAGAAGTTAGAAAATAGGTATTAGTAGAACATTTTATTTAAAGAAACGTGCTTGCTGGGAAGTATGCACGTTTTTTATTATATTTGCAGTATCTGATCAAAATCAGTGTTGCATTAGTGAGATCCCTTATTACCTTACAGGTGATGGGGATCTCATTTTTTGGAAGAAATTCTACAAATATTCTACAGAAATAAGTAAAATCTCACATAATATATTGATATTCAAATGCAGATCTAAAGTTTCCTAAACTTTAGATAGGGGTTCGATTCCCCTCGGGGCTACTACAAAGA